ATCAATGATTGCGTCGTTATTAGGTTGAGGTGTTTCAGGAGTTTGTTGAGGTTGTTGTAATTCTTGAGGTATTACAGAAGGTTGTGCTGGTTGGTTAAAGTTTGCCAACGTAATAATTGATACCATACTTCTATCACCATTAGGGTTAAAATTTGGTCTCATTTCAGTAAAGACTTGTCCGTTTGGTTTGTATGAAGTTATTTTGTCTAATCTAAAAAGTCTCCATCCCGGTAAAGGTTGGGTCCCTAATGTTGCGGTATGAGATGCCCCTTCATAATCCCAAGCTCTTAAAACTTTATTGCCGGCTTTACTTACACCAAGACATACAGGCTCAATGGTTCTTAAACCATCTCCACCCGGAGCGTCACCGGTATAATATAATACGACAACTTGTTTCTTTTTGATTGAGTCAACGACACTTTCAATAGAAGCAATTTCTAAAATTAAACCTTTAAGAGATTCTTGTAATTTCATTAAGCTTGAAAGTTAGGGTATGGTTTTGATGGGTTGAATTTATTAATCTTAATTTCATTTTTTCTTTCAAGGACATCGTCAGATGTTCCTGCAGATGTATTATAAACATCAAGAAAAACACCAGTACCTCTACCCATAGAATCACCGTCAGATGTTGCGTCTTTATTTACTGCCGAGTATTGGTTACCTACAGCATTAAAATCGTTCTTAGGTATTAATTTTGCTCTTTCCATATCGGCAATTGCCGTAAGACTATTATCAACATTTTGTGATAAATCAATTGTAATTTCGTTAGCCATGGTTATAGTTTAATCATTATTTCATTTATTCTTTTCAAACTCTCCATAACCGCTTCATCATATCGTTCAACAGTTTTTGAGTGTTCTTGAGATTTTCTCACATTTGTAAAATCTTTTTTCTCGTGAGGTTTGATGAATGCGTTTTGCATACCGGCATCCATTTTATTTTTCTTAGTTAAGTGACCGTATTCTCTCATCTTACGTAATTCATCATTAACCCAATTTTTAATTAAGACACCACCATTCAATATAAATGAAGGTTCATTTTGATTTCCAATGAAATTATCAAAAAAGTTTTTAATCCTTTTTAATTGTTTGTAATCAATATAATTTTTGGTTTGTAATTCTTTATTACGGTTGAATCCTTCAGTGTTTTCATCGGCGCCCTTAACCATATGGAAACATTTTTTCATATGTTCCTGTTTGTCTTTTGGGAATTCAATTTCACCTTTGGATGAGTTATATAGGTCTTTATTCACTTTTCAACATTTTAATTAATTCAGCAACTGAAATACCTTCTTTCTCTGCTTGTTTTTTTAACACTGATAAATTCCTTTTCAACATTCTTGATGTTTCAAGGTCTTTCTTTGTGACATCGGCATTATCAGATGATTTTTTCTTAACCAATAAATCCTCAACAACTTTAATCGCTTTTTGTTTTTGGATTTCTGAAAGAGTTGCTCTTGTGATAAAATTCGGGTCTTCAGAATATTCAGAGTTTTTGTCTTTCTTACCTGTCCAATCTTTACCTTGTTGCTTAACTCTTTCTTTTGCGTCTTCTTCTTCCATACCTAATTTTTCAACAAAATATTTGTACGTTTCCGGTCCATCCATATCTTCAGTTTCTTCATAACCAAAAGCTCCTGACATATCAATTTCAGTAACTTCTTCTTCAACAGACTCACCATAATAACTTCTATAACCACGAGAAATTGGGTCATTAGTAATACGAGCCATTGAAACGGTTTGGTCCATTGTTTTCTTTGGGTGAAGTTTTGGGTCAAGAATTGGAATTGCTGAGTTAGACATCGCACCATCAGCATTAACCAATTCTTCCAAATCAGTTTTAATTGTTTTAGTGGATTTCTTTTTTTTATCTTTTACGGTTTTTTCCAAATAATTTTTAACCTTTTTACCCTTCTTTTTATCAAAGTGGATAACCTCATCTTTTTTACGAGCCTCGGTTAAAGTCTCCTCTGCAGAGAAATACAAGGAATATTTGTCTCCTTTATCTCTAAGAAGAAAATAATACGGTGATGAAAAAAATTCTGTGTCTACGGTAATCATCTATTCTTTTTAACTATAAATACTACGAATGAAGGTATTTATCAATTGTATATGGCATATCAAAACATTAATCAGTATAATTTTAGACGATGGGGTCTAAAACCGGCGAATGAAATCACCGATATTTGTCTTGCTTCAGACGAAAAAGACTATGACCAAGAGGTTGTATTCTCACCGTTATTGATTGGTGAGGATGACGGTAATCGTATGCCGTTCAAGTTTAATTTTAATAGTTCAGGAACAACAAGATGTCAAGATGGTTCTTGTGATTTTGATAATGATACTATTGTTTCAGAAAATTATTGGAATCCTGATAACATTGACCCAAACTTTTGTCCAATCATCACTGATTTATGCGATGTTGGTTTAACGGGTATAGACAATGGACTTGTTCAAAATATGTCCGGAGAAACAATTCAAATCAATACAGGTCTTTACGAAGATGATTTGGATAAGTTTAGTAGATACAAATATGATAGAAGGATGAAGATGCACCCAATCACAGGGTTCACAACATCAGAAAATAGATTATGGGATGATAACTCTTATTCATACGATTTATCTTACTCAAATATTGGAGGTGATATTGGATACGTTGCGAATTTGAGTGGTGGGTTTTTCCAAGGATTTTACAAAGTTGCTGGTTATGATTACCAAGTATTCCCACAAAGACCAAATTTAGGTTGGAGTGCCGAATTTATGTTGAGATATCGATGGACAGGGGATACCTCAGTTGGTCTAAATGTTAGATACCCGGAAAATAAAGGAACTTTCTTTTATATGGGTGCGAGAGCCGAGAACAAATTTTATCATTATCCGGATGGTTCTCCAAAACAAGATTCGGGTTATACAAGAGTTACTTCAGGTTTAACTTGTATGGATACTTGTGCTTGTGGTTTATTGGATAGTAATCCTCACGATTGTTTGAAAGTTTATCAACAATCGGGTGGTACATCATATAATTGTAGTTGTGGGTGTCCTTGTTCTTGTGCGGTTACTGCACAATACCCGGAAACAGACCCATTATATGACGGTGTTTCAAATGCGTTATCTTTAAGATTAAGTGGTGATACCGGAAGTCCAAGATTATGTGTTAAGACGTATAGAATTACTGGTGGATGTGAGACTACAGGAACTTGTTTAACAGGGATTACTTATACTACCGGAACATCAGTAACAGAATGGTGCTCAACAAGGGGGATTTTTGATGACTGTAGTGGTACAACTTATTCAAATGTTGAACATTGGGCTCAGATTGATGCTGTATTCCAAAGAAACGAATGGTTTGATACTTGTGAACTATACAATATGGGTGGATTAGGTCTACTAGTAAAAGATGTTTATACTGCAACAACTGCAAATAATAGTATTAGTTTAATTGAACCACCAACAACTCATCAAGAGAAATATGACCCAGCAACAACCGAAGTGGTTACCTTTAATGATAATTGGACTGCTGAAGAAAAGTTTAGATTAGGGACAATGAAATTCTATGTGAATGGTAAATTGTTCTTGGTTGCGGAAAACTTTGAAGAAATTATCCCAAGATTACTTAACACTCCAAAAGAAAAACAAATTGGGGTTGGGTATAATATTTCATTAGGTGGGGGGACCCAAGGACTTCATGATAACTTAACATTTTCAGGTGGATGCCCTGTGGACTTGAATGATATGGTTTATCAACAAGACCCGGAATGTTTAACAACTAACGACCTTGACCATACAGAATATTCAGGACTTACCACTAATATTAGATTAGAAGAAATTTTTGGTGGTAGTATGATTGGTGACATCAGTGCATTTAGAATGTATACCGAACCATTAAATGCTTCACAAATTAAACACAACTTTAGATTATTAAAAAACAAATACGACCTATTAGACCCTAATTGTGTTAATTGTAGAATCTTAATACCTAATAATGATTTAACTTATAATTTCTATCCTTGCCCAACAGTTACGCCTACAACAACTCCAACTAATACTCCGACTAATACACCAACTAATACCGAAACGGCAACTCAAACGCCGACTCAAACGTCAACACAAACATCGACTCCAACTCCCACCTTAACACAAACGTCAACTCCAACCCCTACAAGTACTGAAACACCAACCCCAACAAATACTCAAACGTCAACGCCAACAAATACGGAAACCGCGACTCCAACCCCTACAAGTACTGAGACACCAACACCTACAAATACGGAAAACTCAACTCCAACACCAACAAATACGGAAACAGCAACTCAAACTCCAACTCCAAGTGTGACAGCTACTGAAGGGTTAACTCCGACTGCAACCGCAACTCAAACCCCAACACCAACCGAGACACCGACAGAAACTCCAACTAATACCCCAACTAATACCGAAACTGAGACTCCAACCCCAACACCTACCACAACTTCGACCTCAACCCCAACTGAAACACCTACCACAACACCTACAAATACGGAAACCTCAACTCCAACACCAAGTCCTACTGTGACTCAAACTTCAACACCAACGGTTACTCCAACTGAGAGTGAAACGCCTACACCAACTCCGACAGAAACATCTACTCCAACACCAACCTTACCTGACAATAACTTCTTGTTACAAGAGGATTACTTCATGTTATTACAGGAAGACGGGTATGGTCTTTATATCGAAGTACCTACCCCAACTCCAACACCTACAGTCACTACAACTCAAACTTCAACTCCAACCGTAACACCTACAACAACGACTACGCCAACATCTACCGCAACTTCGTCACCCGTTTTAAGTAATTTAGTTCTTTATTATGACCCAAGTAATTCAAGTTCATATTCAGGAACTGGTACTGTAATAAATGACTTGTCGGGTAATGGATTAAATGGAACAATGTCCAACATTACATTTACATCACCATACTTCACATATAATGGAACCTCATCACAAATCCAAATTGCTGATAATACGCTATTAGAACCAGGAAGTGGTGACTGGACAATGGAGGTTTGGGTTAACCAATCTGTATTGGGTAATGACGTAGTACTTGGAAAGTTTGATAATGGTGGGTTAACTCAAGATGTTAGTTACAGTATTAGAACAACTAATACCACTTACTACGCTCAATTAGGTTCGGGTAGTGGTTCTGGGTCATCTTTATATATTGACAGCTCACTTAAAGTCGGAACAATTGGTACGTGGTACCAAATAGTTTATGTGTTTACAAATATTACGGCAAACACACTCCAAACTTTTGTTAATGGTGTGAGTATTGGAACTGTAAGTCATAGTTTACCAAGTATATTAAATACTGTTAGACCACTTTACATAGGTAGTTATAATGGAGGGGAGTACTCTCAATGGTTTGATGGAAAAATTGGTATAACACGTTTGTATAACTCAGCTCTTACTTCATCCCAAGTATTACAAAACTTCAACGCAGATAAATCCAAATACGGACTATAAAAACATATTTATAAAATAAAAAGAAAATGCCAAATTTACCAATATCCCAATTACCATTAGCAATATCAGGACAACCAGAATCTTGGATGGCTATTGTGAACTATGATGTAGACCCATCAGGAATAACTAATAAAATATATTTTTCAGCATTAACTGAACAGTTTTCAGGTTCAACAGGAACTAGTGGAACTTCAGGAACGAGCGGAATTGACGGAACATCAGGAACAAGCGGAATTGACGGAACATCAGGAACAAGCGGAATTGATGGAACTTCAGGAACGAGCGGAATTGACGGAACATCAGGAACATCAGGAACATCAGGAACAAGCGGAACATCAGGAACAAGTGGAATTGATGGAACTTCAGGAACGAGCGGAATTGACGGAACATCAGGAACAAGTGGAACATCGGCTCCAACACCACCATACCCATTTGTCTATGGGTTATTTTCTCAAACAGGGAATAGTATTACTGTTAGCGGGACAACAACTGAATCAACTTTAATTGACGGAGGTGTTGGAACTTTATCCGTACCCGCAAGTGGATTTACAGTTGGAGACAGTTTTAGGGTTGATATGGCGGGAGTGTTGAATGTCGGTAATAATCAAACAATTAGAATTAGGGTTAAGGCTGGTTCAGTAATATTATTAGATAGTGGTACTCAGGCAATAACAAATATAACTAACGATATTTGGGGATTATCGATTAATTTCACAATAAGACAGATTGGGGGACCTGGTATTGCGTCAATTGTAACTTTAGGTGCATTCCATTATACAAAAACAAGTAATGGAACTGTTGAAGGATTCTCTTTTAATACTGTGAACAACTCAACTTTTGATACTACGGTTAGTAATACTTTAGATATTACCGTAGAGTGGGGGTCTAATAACACTGGAAACTCTATCTATTCAGATATTTTTGTCTTAAATAAAATTTATTAATGTATACAACAGACTGTAACTATTTTAGGATAACCAATTATAATAATACTCAAGAAGGGTATTATAAGTGGACAGGATGTACTGACATTATTAGTGTTAGTACTATCAATCCGTTGGAAACTGAATACCTTTGTGCAAAAGACGTATCCGTTGAAAGTTACAGTGCGCCATTAGACATAACATTTGTGGGGTTATGTCCTTCAAATACACCGACCCCAACAACTACTCCGACACCAACATCAACACCGATAACACCAACACCAACATCAACTCCAATAACGCCAACTCCCACATCAACACCAACTCTCACGCCAACGACATTTTATAAGTACAATCTACGAACAGGTGGATGGTACCAAAATGTTTGTGATTCTGTTAATATGATTGCAAATCCCGCAAACGTAACAATCTATATTCCAAAACCATTTGAAGATTTAGTGGTTGGTGATTACGTATATGGTAATGCAACATTAACCATTCCTCCTGTTGGAGCTAATTTTACGATTTCGAATGGAGGAAGATTCATTCAACTTAGTGGAAATCTCATCATCAATGTTGGTGTATGTTAAACAATAAAATTTTTAAGTATTTATTAACATGGCAGATTGTGGTGTAATAATTTCAAGTAATAGTTTAAGTGGGTTAACAACCGAAGTTACGTTCTATCCTGAAACGGGAGGTACGATTAACTTGGGGGTTCAGACTTTTCCATTTGAATATGTTGAGGATTATTATTACGGAACATACAGTTGTTATGTCCCAACATATAATAGTACATTCACCATTGTTGTTGCAAGTGTTACCCCCACACCAACACCCACTCCTACGGAAACACCTACAATGACTCCAACAACAACATCAACACCCACACCTACAAATACTACAACTGAGACTCAAACACCAACACCAACTGAAACACCAACTCAAACGGTAACTCCGACAAATACAGAGACACCAACTCAGACACCTACGAATACTGAGACTTCTACACCAACTCCAACCAACACTCCAACATCAACTCAAGAAATATTAATTAATGCCGTCTTAATGGGCGAAAATGAATATTTGAGTGTGGGGGATAATGAATATTTAGAATTTAATTAACAACAAAAAAAAATAATAACTATGGCACTAACAGGAAAAACTATTGGCGAATTAACCGCATTAGATTATACCACAAACACCCTTTTGATTCCGGTTGAGGAGGCGGGCACTACTTATCACATTCCTTTTTCGGGGATAAACCATACTGAAATTGTATATTCGGGATTAACATTTTTAATGAATGTAGGTCAACTAATAGTGGGACAATACTACTTAATTACAGATTTCAAGACTTGTTATGACCAACCTGATTATGACGTATATGGTGGCACAATCACAACCGGTAATTACAAACAAGGTAGTGTTTCACCAATACTTGTGTTGGCAACAGGGGTAGACACAATTTCTCAATTTGCTTATCAACCTCAATATTCGGGTGATACGATTTATTACGACCCATATTTCTCAGTCACTGAAGTTACAGGTGGAGAGGCGTTTGGTAGAATTACGTATAGGATTGATGATAAAGGAAATGCGTTTGACTATGACTTTAGAGAAGTTTTATTCAAGAGATATAACACCTACAGTGCAAATAATTTTTATGGTGGCACCGTTAGTATTGATGGTTCAGGTAATGTTACAGGTGTTGGAACATTATTTACAAATACGACTTCAGTAGAAAACGTTATTGGTATTGTGAACCCAAATAGACCATACGGGGTAGATTTTTATCAAGTTGTTTCTATTGATTCAGATACGGTTATGACGGTTACCGGACATTCATTTAATTCTATCACTAATACTTTGTATACACCCTCAACAAATGAGAGTGGTATGTCTTATAAACAAAGTAATATTATTTCTAATACGGGATTTACCGAATATAACACTTTTACAAGTTACGACAGTTGTTTTAACAACACCTGTGGAAATACAACGTCATTTACATTATATGAAGAGTATACTTTCATTTTATCTAATAACGTTTTTAGGAGTGGCCCGTACATTGATAACACATTTGGAAGTGATTTTAGAAATAATACATTTAACGATGACTGTACAGGTAATTCAATTAAATACCGTTTCTATAATAACGTAATTGATAATGATTTTGATAATAATATTATCACATCAAATTTTAATGATAATATGATTGTTGTTGCCTTTAATGACAACTACGTACAAAATAACTTTAATTATAATAATTTAGGTAACGATGACGGAACCTTTTTTGCTGATAATACAATAAACGGAGCATTCAACGGTAATTTTTATACTGGGTATGATACTTTTCGATATAACACAATAAATGGAAATTTTTCATTTAACAAAATATTAAATAGCTTTAATTATAACAATGTTCAATCATTCGATAATAATATAATGTATGATAATTTTGATAATAATCAAATTGGAGCTGGGTTTAGTACTAATGAAATTAAAGAACTTTTTACTAATAATGTACTTGGAGAAAATGTTTATCAAAATAATTTCTATGGGGATTTTACAACAAACACTGGTGGACCACTTGTTTACGGAAATAACTTTTACAATGTTGTAACAACAAATAATTTAGGTTCTAATTTCTATAATAACAACATAGGTAATGAGAGCCAGCTTCAAGCTTTTATTTTTGACTACAATTCATTTCAGGGTGAGTGCGGAGGAAACACTTTTACCGGTAATACACAATATAATAAAGTTGGGTATTACTTTAATAATAACACAATCTCAACAAATTTCTCGTATAACCAAATTGGTGATTATTTCACAAGTAATACGATTGCAAGTGATTTTGGTTATGGTGGAGGAAACTATAGAGGTAATGTAATTGGTAATGGATTCCAAAGTAATACCATTGGAGAATATTTCTACGACAACACAATCGGTGACCGAGTTAATTTTAATGTAATTCCTGATTTTTTTATAAATAATAAAATTTCTTACGGAATGTATAGTACGACATTTGCGAATTTTGATTCATCAGGTCAATGTAGAAATAATAATTTTACGTTTACCTCATTTAACGATGATTTAACATTATCCGGTGGTACTGGTGGAAATCCAATACTATATACCGATATAACAGTAGACGTTACAAGAGATGCGTTAGATGGTGAGGCATATGTAACTTTCTTAAGTGGAGGAACATTTACAGTTCAACCGATAATAGTATAAAAAAAATAAAAACGAAATTAAAAAATTAGAATAAATCGTAGTATTTATATATAAAACAGAAATAACATGGCATGTAGTAAATATATTTTAACAAACACTGGTTCAACATATGTGAACTTTAATTATAGACGATGTGATGACTCTATGTGGGAGTATCAGGTTGAATTGGCACCAAATCAAACTAAGAATATTTGGTTGATTGATAACACATATTCAATTGCACCGGCGTTTAGAACTTCGGTTGACTTAGTTAATACCGGTATATTTCCAGTAGTTAGTGCGTCGCAAACTCCGACACCTACACCGACCCCAACAACTACAACAACACCTACACCATCGGTAACTGCAACTCAAACTCAAACTCCGACAGGTACACCAACTAACACACCAACTAACACACCAACTAATACACCGTCTCCAACGGAACCTATTAGATATATTTTTGAAGATATTTGTCATGATGAATCTGATGGGGAGGATGCTTGTGATTGTCCGGGTGTTGCAACAGTTTGGACAAATAATCCTTCGTTCAGTGCAAGTACTGTGATATTCTCAGACCCAACAGGTCCGAATACCGGTGACGCAGTAGGATGGTATGTTGTTGATGGAATTGTTTATGAGGCATCGACAGGTTGTGGACCGGGTTGTACTACAGGTTCGACATTAAGTGTTTATGGTATGTGTGGGCCAACTCCAACCCCAACAAGTACACCAACAAGTACTCCAACCAGTACTCCAACTCCAACACCGACTAACACTGAAACCGCAACACCAACCCCAACACCAACAAATACTCCTTCACCAAGTCAAATATTATTTGAAACTTATTTAGGTACTGATATTATGGCATATGCGGCGTCTTGTTCTAATTACACAACAGGTGGTACAATTTATTACACAAGTAAAATTTTCGGAGCGTTAGAAAACGGAGACTTTATTTACACTGATTCAGAATTATCAACTCCATTCTCATATGATGGATTCGTTTCTAACGGTACTGTTTCATACGTTTATAATTCAAGTGGTATCCAAAGTGGACCAACCTCTTGTTAAATTAATATAAAATAACTTAATAAAACCCTCCACTTTTACGGAGGGTTTTTTATTTTTACACTAAAAAGTATTAGTATGAAAATATTTGTTCAAATCGCGTCGTATAGAGACCCACAATTAGAGCTAACAATTAAAGATATGTTAGAGAATGCCAAGAAACCCAAAAACATCACATTTGGAATTGCAAGACAATTTAGTGAGGAAGACGGGTTTGATAAATTAGAAGATTATAGAAAAGACAAAAGATTTAGAATCTTAGATATTCCTTATGAAGAATCAAAAGGAGTTTGTTGGGCACGTAATTTAACCCAACAGTTGTATAGCGGTGAAACCTATACACTTCAAATTGATTCTCACATGAGATTTGCCAAAGATTGGGATGATATTCTAATCAAAATGGTTAAGGGGTTACAAAAGGATGGATACAAGAAGCCTCTACTTACGGGTTATGTCCCATCCTTTGACCCTGAAAATGACCCAGCAGGAAGAGTTAATGAGGCGTGGAGAATGTCGTTTGACCGATTTATCCCTGAAGGTGCTGTTTTCTTTTTACCTGAAACAATTCCGGGATGGAGAGAAATGACAAAACCGGTTCCTTCAAGATTTTATTCTGCCCACTTCTGTTTCACACTTGGAGAATTCTCAACTGAGGTTCAACATAACCCGGAATACTATTTTCATGGAGAAGAAATTTCAATAGCTGCGAGAGCTTACACTTGGGGTTATGATTTATTTCACCCACATCTTCCGGTTGTTTTCCACGAATACACTCGTAAGGGTAGAACTAAACAATGGGATGATGACAAAACCTGGGGACAAAAGAATTCTCATTCACATTTAACTAATAGAAAGTTATTTGGTATGGATGGTGAAACTCAAGAAGGTCATGATGGTCCATTTGGATTTGGTACGGTTAGAACTTTAACTGACTACGAAAAATATGCGGGAATTCTTTTTGAGAAACGAGCAATTGACAAATATACTTTAGATAAACAATACCCACCAAACCCTTACAATTTTGAGACTGAACAAGAATGGAAAGATAGTTTCTGTATGATGTTCAAACATTGTATTGATATCGGGTATTCTCAAGTTCCTGAAAAAGATTATGAGTTTTGGGTTGTTGCATTCCATAACGATAAAGATGAGACTTTATTTAGAAAAGATGCGGATGCAAATGAAATTAGAGGTATGTTAAATGACCCTGACAAATATTGTAAAGTATGGAGAGAATTTCAAACGGATGAATTACCATCGTATTGGGTTGTTTGGCCGTTCTCAACATCAAAAGGTTGGTGTGATAGAATTACAGGTAGATTAACACATAATCACGTTAGTTAATGAGTAATATTACATTTTTCACTCAATGTTGGGAGGGAGATTGGAATATTATTATTAACCAAGGAGGTTTAGAGAAGAAACTTGAAAATCTAAATCATCATTTTGATAAGAAGATATTAATAATTACAAATGTTAATAATCGTGAAATTGTTGAAAACTCGGCTAAAAATTTAATATCCAAAAATATTATTGATGGTTATTATTTTACTGATGATTATTCCGACAAAGTCTTATCTCATTTTGACATACAGAAAGAATCGTTTAATGGTGGTTATTGGTACTCAATAGCCCCATTATTATCGGTTTATCTTTGTGACACTGATTATATGGTTTATCAAACTGCAGATTCTTTAGTTGAAAAGAGTAATGTGGATTGGATTTCCAAAGGAATTGGGATGTTATCATCTAATTCTGACATTAAAATTGTGAATCCTTTATGGAATAATGATTCGGTGAATGCGGAAAGACAAGAGATTGAACTTAAATCTTATCTTAAGAATGATGAATGGTGGTACGGTAGAGGATTTTCGGACCAATGTTTTTTAATTCAACCAAAGGTCTTCAAAGAAAGGATTTATAATACTCAACACCCATTCGCTAATTTACATTATCCGGACTATGCGGGGGACTCTTTTGAAAAACGAGTCTATTCTTATTTAATCACAAATAATTATTATAGAATAACAAATAAACAAACAACATATTACCATCCAAGATGGTCTTAAAACATGAGAAATATATTAGTATCAACAATTTCATTTGTGAACAACACTAAACAAGGTTCAGAAATTTACGCGACATTTGCCAAAAGATTGGTAGATGATGTACTAACTAAAACACCATACGATGTATTGGTAAATACGAACAATATTGACAACTTCAGTGATGTTATCCAACAGAATAATGAAAGAGTTACGATAAGACACGAAAAGTTAGAAAACCATAAAACCCATGTTGGTGCATTTAATCAGTTATTAAAATTTAATGCAATCAAAGGGATTGATAAAAAATATGATTGGGTTTTATACCTTGATTGTGATGCTGGATTTACGGGACCGATTGATGTTGACGCGTTAGAGAGACAAATTGATTTTTGGGAATCTCAAGGGTTTGATATGGTGGCACTTAGAACTGATGCAACTTACGATTGGGCTGAAATAGAATATTTGGACAGTGTTAATAATGGTACTCATAGTAAATTATTTGATGCTAAATTTAGATTCTATGGACTACACCCTGAATGGAAAGGTTCTAAATTACCAAGTGAACACATCTTGTTAATTAAGAATGATGACAAGTTAGAAAAAATGGCTTACGAATTTGAAAGATTCTGTACGTTGTTTGAAACTCAAGACCCAAACAACATTATCACTTTTGATATGGAGGCGTTTGAGATTGGAGTATCTGCGAAATTGGCTGGATATAATATGGGTGAAATGGGGTGGCAAAACCAAAATGAAATTCTTAAGGTAGGATTTAACCACAATAATTGGGAAAAAGTTAAAATATAATTTATGAAGAAGATTGCGTTCCATAGTAATCAACTATCGTTAAGAGGTACCGAGATTGCGTTATATGCTTATGCAAAATATAACGAAGAGATTTTAGGTAATAAAAGTGTAATCTTTAGTTCACCTAACGGAAACTTAGACGCATTGCCAAAGTTCCAAGAACGATTTGAGGTTCAATTAAGACATTTTTGGGAATATGAATCCTATTTGAAGGAAAATGATTTTGATTACTTATATCTACTAAAAATGGGTAGTAACGATGGGTATACTGTTAATAGTGTTCCAACATTAGTTCATGCCGTGTTTAGATATAACGAACCTCACGGACATAAATATTTTTATGTTTCAGACTGGTTATGTAAAGACCAAGGGTATCCTATTGAAACTCATTCATTACCTCATATTTGTGAGAAACTACCTGAACCAAAATATAGTTTGAGGGAGAAATTAAACATTGATGATAGTTGTACTGTTTTTGGGTATTACGGAGGTTCAACAGAGTTTAATATAGAATTTGTTAAAGAGGTTATTAGAAGAATTGTTACCGAGAGAAATGATTTGAAATTCATTTTTATGAATGTTAATAAATTTGTTGACCATCCATCGGTGATATTTTTAGATGGGTCTTATGATTTGTATGAGAAATCATCGTTTGTTAATGCTTGTGATGCTATGATACACGCAAGAAGTGGTGGTGAAACATTTGGTTTAGCCGTTTCTGAATTTGCGTTATCAAACAAGCCTGTAATAACTTATGAGTTATCCGGAGAAAGAAGTCATATTGAGATTTTAGGTGAGAGAGGAATTTATTATAAAGGTTTTGAAGATTTATACGACATATTTAACAATTTGAAGAATTATATTAAGTATGATGATTATTACGAACCTTATCTACAATTCTCACCTGAGATAGTAATGGATAAGTTTAGAAAATTAATTCAGGATTAATGAAGAAAATTAGAATATCTGCAAATTGGGACACTTCGGAAAAATTAACTGAGAGGGTTATTAAAGAATTTAAGACACCTGAAATTGATTTAACCGATATTGAATTTGTTTATGACGAATCGTACGATATTATCGTATTCTTCAATCACGTTAATATGGAAATTAAAAGTGGTGCAAGGTCATTTGTTTTTCCACATGAACCAAGTTGGTCAGGGACTCATCAAAAAAACTTTAGAGATGGTACAACCGTTTTAGGGTTTGATGAAAAATTATACGAAGGTAATTGTCTTGAGACATTAGCACATACGTTTTACGGAGGTAGAGGTCCTTGGGTTGACCCAATTGAATTTTGGTGTTATGATAATTTGAAAGATAAAACATTTGATAAAACTAAGGGAATTTCATGTTCCATTACTGATTTGAAGGATAATATGGGTGAAACTTGTTTATATCCTCAAAGACACATAATATCAAAGATGACTCAAGAACTTCCATTTGTTGATTTTTTTGGTGGAGGTAATTGTAGTCCAAAAAGACACGATGCGTTAATTGATTATAGATTTAACATTGCTGTTGAGAATGAACATCAAAATAATTGGATTACCGAGAAATTTTACGATAGTATATTAACTGATACTATCCCAATTTATTTTGGATGTAAAAACATTAAAGATATCTATCCGGAAGATGGGTATATCTTAATTGACGATATTAACGATTTTGATGGGATTGAGAAAACTTTACATCATATCAATGAAAACTCTGAAGAAATTTATAATCAAAAAATAACCGGAGCAAGAAAAATAAAAGAAAGATACTTCAAGGAGTACAACTTATTAAAAAAAATAATAACATTATAAGATGAGTTCAAATAATATTACATTGGTTACCGGTATTTGGGATATTGGGAGAAATGATTTAACTGAAGGTTGGTCACGACCATACCAACACTATTTAGATAAATTTAGTCAATTATTAGATGCTGAAGAGAATATGATAATCTTTGGTGATGAAGAATTAAGAGAGTTTGTTTTCCAAAAAAGAAACCATGAAAATACTCAATTTATTTTAAGACCATTAAGTTGGTTTACCGAATCTGAATTCTTCCCAATGATTCAAAAGATTAGAACTAATCCTGATTGGTATAATCAGGTTGGGTGGTTAAGAGAATCAACTCAAGCCCGATTAGATAACTATAACCCATTGGTTATGTCTAAAGTATTTTTATTACACGATGCCAAGATTATGGACCAATTCAACTCAGAATATATGTTTTGGATTGATGGTGGATTAACCAATACAGTTCATCCGGGGTATTTCACTCACGATAAAGTCTTTAATAATTTATCAAAATACATCTCTAAATTCTCATTCATATCGTTCCCTTATGATGCTGAGGCTGAAATACATGGGTTTAATTATCCCAAATTAAATTCACTTGCGGGTAGTAAAGTGAACAAAGTTGCCCGTGGTGGGTTTTTTGGTGGGCCGATTCATACAATTGGGGATATTAATGGGATTTATTACGGATTACTAAAATCAACATTAGAGGATGGTTATATGGGAACTGAAGAATCTATCTTCAGTATTATGAGTTATAAACATTCTGATTTAATTAATTATTTTGAGATTGAATCTAACGGATTAGTTGGGAAATTTTTTGAGGATTTGAAAAATGACGAACTTAAAGTTAAAAACGAATCCAAGTTTGATACTAGTAATAGTTTGGACACCAACAAAGTAGGTCTTTACGTTTTAACATTTAATAGTCCTAATCAGTTTAGAACATTGATTAAATCAATGCAGGCTTACGACAATGATTATTTGTTAAAAACAACAAAATATCTTTTAGATAATTCAACAGATTTAGGAACAACCGAGGAATATTTGAAATTATGTGAAGAACATGGGTTTGAACATATTAAAAAAGAGAACCTTGGAATTTGTGGTGGTAGACAATGGATTGCAGAACATTTTGAAACAACAGATTTGGATTACTACCTATTCTTTGAAGATGATATGTTTTTCTTCCCGAATGAAGGGACTGTTTGTAGAAATGGATTCAATAGATATGTTCCAAATTTATATTCAAAATCTTTAGAGATAATTAAAAAAGAAAATTTTGATTTCTTAAAACTCAATTATTCTGAATTTTATGGGGATAATGGAACTCAATGGTCGTGGTATAATGTCCCTCAAAGTGTAAGGTCTGAATTTTGGCCGGACAAGCCAAGATTACCTGAGATGGGATTAGACCCTAATGCTCCTAAAACAAAATACACTGCGGTGTTATCCCACAAAGGATTACCATATACGTTTGGTGAGGTTTACTATTGTAACTGGCCTCAAATTGTTAGTAGACCGGGTAATAAAAAGATGTTTTTAGATACTACGTGGGGACATCCATTTGAACAAACTTGGATGAGTCATATGTACCAATTGGTTAAAAAAGAAGAATTACACCCCGGTTTATTACTTCTAACACCAACGGAACACGATAGATTTGAACATTATAATAGTAATTTACGTAAAGAGTCATAACGATATATTTATTGTTATGGAATTCTTTATTAAACAAAACGCAACATTACCTGTACTAAAAATGCAAGTTGTTAAAGACGGTAGAGCCGGATATCAACAACTAATGCGTGATTTAGAGGTATCTACAATATTTTTTACAATGATTGACGTGGAGACGGGTATACCTAAAATTGTATCCGCTCCCGCCGAAATCGTAAATCTAATTTTACCCGAAGGTGCCGACCCTGAATATTACATCTACTTCAAGTTCACTTCAAGAGACACTAACACTCCGGGTAGATACGAAGGTCAATTCTTAATTAAGAATGATGAAGGTAATTTAATTCTTCCAATTAGAGAGGAATTGTATATTAACATTCAACCAAGTTTTATTTCTGAAACTGCTTGTTGCTAATTTGACTATTGACATAATTTAATTATATTTATTTACGATGAGTAAGGCGAACTTCACAATTAAGTGATTGCTAATAAACCACTCCTAAATAAAACATATGATTAACAGTGAAGAAATTGAGTCATTCCTACATGGAAATGACCCGGAAGAATTTATAGTTGCTATCGAGTATGACTACCGAGACAACTGTATCTACAAAGTTAAGGAGATTCCCGGTAAAGGGAAAGAAATCCGTAAAGACACATTTACCCCATTCGCGTGGGTAGGTGATTTAAGAAATCTAAAATTTTATAACGACTCAAAGGCGGCTCAGAAAGAGGCGATGACCAAGTACGGGATTATGATTGAAAAATTAGAAACCCACGGAAACGAACGTCTTGAGAAAGGATTGACCTATATGGTTAAATCAATGAAGGGCTACCGAGAACTTATTAGTTTCTTTAGAGATGGTGGATGTGACCCATGGGGTGATAAAACCAAGGATAAGATAACTATTCTACCTCCGGTGGAACAATACCTTGTTTCCAAAGAAAAACGATTATTTAAGGGGTTTGAAAATTATAACGAAGTAACCCGAATGGTATATGACTTGGAGACGACCGCTCTTGAACCAAAGGACGGTCGTATCTTCATGATTGGAATCAAAACCAATAAAGGATTCCATAGAGTTATTGAGTGTACAGATGAAAACGAAGAGAAAGGTGCAATCATCGAGTTCTTCAAAGTAATTAACGACCTCAAACCATCTATCATTGGTGGATATAACTCGGCAAACTTTGACTGGCATTGGATATTTGAGAGAAGTAGAATCTTAGGTATTGATTTGAAAAAAGTTTGTAAGTCATTAAACCCTAACCATTCTTACACTCGTAAAGATGGCATGTTAAAATTGGCTAATGAGGTTGAAACATATACCCAAACTTCTATTTGGGGTTATAATGTAATTGATATTATCCACGCGGTTCGTAGAGCCCAAGCGATTAACTCAAGTATTAAAGCGGCTGGTTTGAAATACATTACCAAGTTCATTAACGCAGAGTCACCAAGTCGTGTTTATATTGACCATTTAGATATTGGTCCATTCTATGCAAATAAAGAAGATTTTTGGTTGAATACCACCAACGGTAATTATAAGAAAGTTGGTGTTGACCCTAAGATTGATGAAATCTGTGAAAGACGAACTGACACTTATGAAAAAATTACCGGAGATAAGTTAGTTGAGATGTATCTTGACGATGACTTAGATGAAACCCTTAAGGTGGACCAAGAGTTCAACCAAGGTTCGTTCTTGTTGGCGGCAATGATTCCGACAACATACGAAAGGGTTTCAACCATGGGTACCGCAACATTATGGAAAATGTTAATGTTAGCTTGGTCATACAAAAATGGATTGGCGATTCCTGCTAAAGAAGCTAAGACTGACTTCGTAGGGGGCCTCTCAAGACTCTTAAAAGTTGGTTATAGTAAGAATGTACTAAAACTTGACTTTAGTTCCCTATACCCCTCAATTCAGTTGGTGCACGATGTATTCCCTGATTGTGATGTTACGGGAGCAATGAAAGGTATGTTAACCTATTTCCGTAATACCCGTATCAAGTACAAACAATTAGCGGAGGAGTTTTACGAAACAGACAGGGCAAAATCAGAATCATACGGTAATAAACAATTACCAATTAAGATTTTCATCAACTCAATGTTCGGTGCGTTATCCGCACCACAGGTATATGCTTGGGGTGATATGTATATGGGAGAACAAATTACTTGTACCGGTAGACAATATCTTCGTCAGATGATTAAATTCTTCATGGCAAAAGGATATGTTCCTTTGGTTATGGATACGGATGGTGTCAACTTTTCCACACCAGATGAAGCAAATGACCGAGTATATGTTGGTCGTGGTCTGAATTGGAAAGTTAAGGAGGGTAAAGAATATTACGGACCTGAGGCGGATGTTGCGGAATATAACGACGTGTTTATGAGAGGTGAGATGGCTCTTGATACCGATGGTGTTTGGCCATCAACCATTAACTTAGCACGTAAGAATTATGCGGTTATGGATTCTAAAGGTAAAATCAAATTGACGGGTAATAGTATTAAGTCTAAGAAACTTCCGTTATATATTGAGGAGTTTTTGGATAAAGGAATTAAATTATTACTTCAGGGTGATGGGCAATCATTTGTGGAATACTACTATGAGTACTTACAAAAGATTTACGATAAAGAGATTTCTTTAAGTAAAATTGCTCAGAGAGCGAGAGTTAAATTATCATTAGAGGATTACCAAAAACGTTTGAATACGAAAACAAAGGCGGGTAACAGTATGTCAAGAATGGCTCACATGGAATTGGCATTACAGGAAAACTTAAAAGTTAACTTGGGTGATGTTATTATGTATGTGAATAATGGACTTAGAGCATCTCATGGTGATGTACAGAAAAAGGGTGACGGATTACAATTAAACTGTTATATGTTAGACAAGAATATTTTAGACGATAATCCTGATTTGAAAGGTGATTACAACGTTGCGAGAGCTGTGACAACATTTAATAAAAAATTACAACCATTGATGGTGGTTTTCCAAGACGAGGTTAGAAATAATTTATTGGTTAATGAACCTGAAAAGAGAGGTATCTTTACAAAATCTCAATGTGAGTTGATTAATGGACATCCATTAGATGAAGGGTCTCAAGATAGATTACAGGAAGATGTTCTTGACGTTACGGAACAAGAATTAAAATATTGGGAAAAACGAGGATTATCACCTGATTATATGTACGACTTAGCCGAAGAGGGTTGGGAAGAAAAATTAGGGGTAATGGTATAAAAAAAGTGGTCATAAGACCACTTTTGTTTTTTATGATTGTTTCAATCCATCGGATGAAAGAATGTACCAATTTCCGGACACAAATCTAAATTCAATACAGGCGTATTGGTCGGCAACTATTTCATCATAATCTTCATCAATTTTACCAACATCAGGTCTAATTGTAATACTGGTCATTGATTTAATAACTACGTGGTCTGTTGTTGTAGAATCTAAAATTACCGTTGATTGAGTAACACCTCTGACGATGATACAACTTTCTCCGTTAGTTTTATAATTTGTTTCCGACACGACTGAAATTTCAGATGTGTTGATTGATATTCCATTTATAATTTTTCTTGATGGTATTGTTTTTACTATTGCCATATTCTTATATTACGTAAATTTGACGAGGCATTGCTCTAAATTTCATTTGTTTGTTTAAGTTTTCCGCAATTAATGCTTCACGTTCCATTACTTTCTCGGGTCTCATTCTTGTTAACCATCCTTCAGCCCCTGTCAATTCTTCAATTAATTTTGATTTTTCATCTTTTGCTTCAGTTGCCAAAGATTGATAGTCCATGGTTAATTCACTGTCAGGTGTTTTAAGGTTACCACTATATTTTCCTCTAACTCTCGCTAAAGTTTCTTTACAATACGCTGTAAACCATCTTCTAACCCATTGTTGTCCCGGTACATTTAATTCTTCCCAAGTCAATTCTTCCAATGGTACATCTGTTGGTAATTTGATAATATCCGGGTTATTTTTCAAACAATCCGCTCTATTATCAGGTGTCACATCATAATACCAATACCACACCGCTTTACCAACATAAGCATTATAATTAGACCAGTTGAATTTACCACCCGGTGTGTTGTATAAGTGAATGTTTTTCTTACCATCAGGTAAACCGGTAATTCTATAAGTTAATGAACCACCTAAAATTCTGTTAAGAATATTGGCCTCTTGCATTCTAATCAAGTAATCAAAACCTGACATCATGAAGTATGAACCTTGATAACCCATTTGTGCAAATCCCGCCTCATTAGCACCTAATCCAACACCACCGAATCCTCCGGCCATACCACCTAATCCAAATGCTGACCACGCTTGGTCACTAAACCATAATAGTTCATTAACCTCACGACCTGCAGGGATTTCGTAAGTTTGAGTGTTAGCACTTAAAACAAAATAATCTTTCTTCAACACCCAAGGACCTTCGGTTTGTAAACCAACAATTTTTGAATATGAATAACTAAATTGTTGTTCAAAGTCCATCGTTCTAGTAACCAACGCTTTGGCCACAGATTTTTCATTCATGTTTAGGTTAACTAAATTAACCCATTGACTATCTATTAACCACTGAAGAATGTATTCTTCGTAATCTCCAATAGATAATTCCATTAACGAGTCCATCATTTCATCTTCAAGTTCAACACTTCTAAGTGGTGCTCCTAATTGATGTTTGACTCTCGTATATATTTTACTTCTTTCTGGTTCCGGTATAACTGCCATAACTATAAATATATTGTTAAATGTTATTGTATATCATATAATAATGAGTCTAATGGGAAAAGAAAATTACCATTAACTATTATCGGTTTTTTATCAAAAACTAAAACATTTTTACCTTTTTGGAAAACCATCAAGTCTGTTTTATAAATTTTTACGCTAGCAGTACCTTCAAGTAATATCCCATCATCGGTGATTACTTTATTTCTGAAAGGTTTAACCTGTGCAGTTTTTGTAATCCCATCTTTAGTTATTTCTAAATCAACACCACTGATTGCATCTTTCTTACTCCCGAGTTCTCCAACAATATCAACTTTATAATCTCTACCAAGATATCTTCTTAATATTGCTGCCGTGATTTCTTCTCGTTTTGAACCTGCGGCATTCTTTTCAATTAAAACTCTCAATAAGTTTTGGAATGTTGCACTCTCTTTATTGAAGATTTGGAATTTATAATACTCAATTGCCGATATAAATCTTGACGCTTCTTTCTTTTGTTCTTCCGTATTCTTATCTCTAAAGTTAATAGGTTGTCTCTTTGTTAATTTTTTAATGACTTTATTCAAATCGTTAAGTAAAATACAGAATGATGTGTAGTTCGTATTCAATTTATTAATCACTGACCTACCCGGGCCTTCTAAGTCATAAACACCGGACATTTGGTTATTACCCGGTTTTTCAATAAAATTCTCGGAGAATACTTCTCTCATTATTTTATTAATTCCGTTCATGTAAATCCATTTAACATCTTGGTTGGTGTTAAATAATGTTCTGTAAAATTCGTTTTCGGATGATGAGCACATTTCCGATTTTCCCTCACTCAATATTTCTCTTAATTTAGTAGACTCAAGAAGTTTTGTCTCAGTCTTCATTTCATATAATTTGGAAACAAAATCCCAATTCACTACTTTCCAAAAGTTGGTGATGTATTCGTCTCTTTTGTTTCTATACTTAAGATAATAAGCGTGTTCCCATAAATCTAAACCTAATAGTGGGAATCCACCACCTTCAATTACATTCATTAAAGGATTGTCTTGATTTGGTGTGGACATAATTTTCAAGGTATTTCTTGAAGTTAGGACTAACCATACCCATCCGGACCCAAAACGTTCTTTTGCAATTTTCTCAAATTCTTTTTTGAACGTTGGGAAACTACCATATTGTTTGGTAATTTTCTTTAATAATTCCCCTTTAAGTTTTGTTGTTTTTGGTGATAACATATTCCAAAACAATGCGTGGTTAAAAGCACCACCGGCATTATTTCGGATTGTTTTATCGAATCGGCTGATTGTTTTGATGATTTGTTCTAATTCTAAATCCCCGTACTTTTTCTTTGAGAGTGCGTCATTCAATTTATCAACATAACCCTTATAGTGTTTGTTGTAGTGAAATTCCATTGTCTCAGGGTCAATGAATTGTTTCAAGGCTGTGTAAGAATATGGAAGTTTCTCAATCCCAATTTTCTTCATTTCGGTAATTAACAGATTTTTTTCCTTTGTGATTTTGTTTTCAAGGATTTTTGTTTCAATCTGTTGAATTTTAGTTTCTATTTTTTTCATATGTTTGGTTTAACCATTACATATAAATAATCAAAAATTGGTTTAACGACGCATTTCATTAATTCTCTTTAGAATTTCTTCCGCAGCATCGGCAGTATTTTGATTATCACCCATAACAGTTGCAATAACTTGTTTCTTATTGTGAAGTATGTCGTAAATAATTCCTTCAATAGTGTTCTCAAAAATTGGGTAATAAACTAATACATTATTTTTTTGACCGTATCGGTATGCTCGGTCTTCAGCTTGTGCGTGGTCAGACGGTAAAAATGATAAGTCGTTGAAGATTACCGCCTCCGCAGAGGTTAATGTAATTCCGACACCGGCAGCTTTAATATTACCGACAAACACTTTTATTTTATCATTCTCTTGGAATTGGTCAACACTAAATTGTCTCTCATGTTTTGACATAGACCCATCAAGCTTAACCGCCGATTTTCCGAAGTGTTCCGTAATTTTATTTAACGAATCGGTAAAATTACAAAAGATGATTACTTTTTTATCCTGTTCAATAATATTTTCTGCAATCTCAATAGTCTGTGATATTTTCTCATCAGCAATAATTTGACGAACTTTGGTTAACTTGGTGAACTGAACCGTAAGTGATTTTGATTCCTCAGGATTTTTTTCATACCAATTGTAGTAGTCTCCCATCACCTCTTCATACACTTTTGATTTTAATCTCAAATAAACAGGTGTGATAATTTTGTCCGGCAAATCTAAAACATTTTCTTTCAATCTCCTCAAAGTAAGACCAGCAGTTCTATCTCGTAATTCTTCAAGGTTTGACGCACCTTGAACATTCCAAATTTTTCTTGGTCCGACTTTGAATTGAAAACCGGCACAATAACGAATAACATAAGCCATCCAATTCTTGGCAACAGGTGAATCAATCAAACTAAGTAAGTTAAAATAATCTATTGGACGGGATGTCATCGGTGTACCGGTTAACAACCATAATCTATCAACACTCTTTGTAATATCGTTGATGAGTTTTGTTCGTTGTGCTTGGGCATTCTTAATATAATGAGCTTCATCAATAATAACCAAATCAAATTTTGACATTAATATTAATGATTCGTCTTTCTTTTTTGGGTCGTGAAAATTCTTCATGATATCGTAATTTACAATAACAAAATCATGTTCCGTACTAAATTGTTTTCCTTCTGAGATAAAAATTGGTCGGTCGGAATAGTTTTCAATCTCTCTTTTCCAGTTAATTTTTAAGGTTGCCGGGCAAATAATTAAAATCTTTTTAGCACCGGTCTCTAACGCTGCAATAATAGTTGATGTTGTTTTACCAAGACCCATATCATCGGCAAGGATAAACTTTTTATTCTCAACTAATTTTTGGATTGCTTCTTTTTGATGGTCAAGTGGTGGTCGGTTGGAATATTTGGTGTAATCAATCACAACATCTTTAACTGTGTTGTCTTTGATGATTGCAGCTTTAGGTAACCAAAAGTGATGTAGTTCCTCAGTCTCAAACACTCTACCCCAAATATGGAATGCTTTTTCCTTATCGGACAATAGTTTTTCAACCCAAACTTTTTGAGGAATTTCGGTGTATAGTTTATCATCCGCAAGTTTCTGTGCGAAGTAGGCATCAAGAATTACCCATTTCTTAGCGACTTTGGGTTGTTTATCGTGATTGTTAATAATGTATTCTGATTGACTCCTTGTTGGATAAAACTTTCTATTTAATTGAGACTTTCGTTTCAGTTCAATCAGGTAATTATTACCACCTTCATAGGTTTCCAATAGGGACAATGCTTTTGACTCGAGACTTACATCCATCTATACAAAAAATATTTGAATTAAATATAGTTGATATTGAAGTATTTATCAATATATGCAAAAATTAGTTCCAATTACAAGATTAGGTAAATTCTTCGGAGCGGAGGATTACGCTTTAGACATCGGTATGGGTGAGGAGTGGTTATTAGGTGATATGAATTTCACAGTAATCCTTTATCGTATCGACAGATATAAAACCAAAACAGACGATGTTTATGGTGAGGTGAGCGAAGATGGTATCCAATTCATGGCCCCTGTTGAATTACAAGGTTTGGTTCAGGTGATGGCGCCATCATCTAAAAATTATGGTAATTCACGAGTTGAATTGCAAGAACCGGGTAATATGAAATTCTCATTATATCAAAAAACTCTTGATGAATTAGGTGTTGAAATATATCAAGGAGATTATCTTGGGTATTATGAAACTGAAGATAGAGTTAGGTATTATGTGGTGAGTGACGATGGATATGTTAGGTCGGATAATAAACACACTTATGGTGGGTATAAACCATTCTACCGAAGTATTGTTGCAACTTATGTAAGTGAAAACGAATTTAGAGGAATATAATGAAATACGTAATAACAGAAAGTAAATTAAATAACGCCATTTATCAGTATCTTGATGAATATTTGAAACCAAATGAACTTAATTGGACTCACGGAATGGATTTTGATGAAAATGGTGAATATGAAGAAGATGAAAACTTTATAATTTTTTATAAAGGAGATTGGGATGGGGAAGATGATTCCGATATTGTTTTTAATTATTTCACAAAAGAATATTATGGAGACGAGGCGAGTTCAAAATCTTTCAAAAATAACGCACCAATTTTAGAGGTTATGGGTGGATACGCGGAACATTTAGATAATATGTTTGGAGTACATTGGCAAGAATCAATGGAAAAATGGTTCCAAGATAATATAAACTTACCGGTTAACACCCTATCAGTACATTATTAACAATGAAAGTTTTAGTAACAGAATCTCAATTAAAAAGAATATTAGAAATTGTCACAAATAAAGAAGTAATTTGTGACAAGTGTGGTTGGTCATGGGATTTGACTGATGGTGGTGACGACCCTTACATCTGTCATAAATGTGGTCATGACAATTCCGGAGAAAATCATATCGGGAAAAGAGTTATGGTGTACTATAACCTTCACAAACACACATTTTCTGTTACATATAAATCTAAAGTCATTATGCACGCTGATTATGTTAAATTAGGTGATGTTGAATTTAGAGTTAGAAAAGGTGGTAAAGACCGTGTTAGAACGGAAAAATCAAAAAATGTTCACGCATTTGTTATTGGTGATTTAATGGATTTTTGTGAATATCCATGTGATAATATTCCAAATCCACCGTCAGATATGGTTGTTACTTACAACCCATACAAGTACGATTCGTTTGTTTATAAATCAACAGGTGAACCGGTTTATCACGCAACTGAAGTTGATATGATAAATTCACAAAATAAATTATTTGTAGTTAAGAAATAAAATGCCATTACCAAAAAAAGTTATACCAACATTACCGTTAGTTCCAAAGAAAACGTTGTCTGCTCGTAGAGAACAACTATTGGAATATATTAACGAGGACGGAACTTATTTACCGAAATCAGTATTACACGCCGATTTGGACAGAGGAATGTTAGATTTTGTTAAAGAAGATTTGAAGGTGGTTACTGCTGGGAAGACAGTCCCAATGGTGGATATTATAATCACAACACAAAACTGGTCTCAATATGTTGAGACCGCATTATTCGTTGATTTAGATTATAACCCTTCCCCGCCCTTTATCACGGTAGTTAGAAGTCCCGAAGTTAAATTTGGTACCAATCCGTCATTACAATATACAATTCCAAATAGAAAACAATTCTACTACGCATCAGTTCCGACTTGGAACGGAAACGAACAGGGGATGGATATCTACACAATACCTCAACCGGTTCCAGTGGATATCAATTATAGTGTCAAGATTATTTGTAATCGTATGAGAGAGCTCAACGAATTGAATAAGATTATATTACAAAAGTTTTCTTCAAGACAAGCGTACACCTTTATTAAGGGTCAGTATGTTCCAATCATTATGAATAATATCTCTGATGAATCACAAATGAGTTTAGATTCAAGAAAGTATTATGTTCAAAGTTATGACTTTACAATGTTAGGTTATTTGATTGATGAAGATGAATTTGAGGTTAAACCGGCAATTTCAAGGGTTGCTCAAATTATGGAGTTGGATTCAAGAACACCAAATAAGAAAAGACAGAAATATCCAAAAAATCCAAATGAATTTTTGGAGAATTATTTGTTTGTTATTGGGAATGACACACTAAATGATATCGTTGCTTACACGGCAAATCTATCGTTCCTAACTTCATCGAATATTAACACATACGATGTGTATATCAATGATGATTATTTTGGGACAGATGTCCAAAACATTCAGATAACAACAAACGATATTTTACGAATAGATGTTGTTAAAATTGACGACGAACAAGAGGCCACAATTCAGTTCGATAACCTATTAGTTTAATCCTCTCCGTAGATATCTCTTTTCTCTTTACAGGTTTCTACAATTAATTTTTCTAAAAACTTATAAATTTTTAATCCTCGCTTTTCACAGTACTTTTTTAGTATCTCGTGGACGGCGGGGTCTATTTTAATATTCTTGATTTCTTTTGTCTGTTTCATAGGTAGAAAAAAGGTAGAATTAATTCATACTCTTTACAAATAGATATCTAAAAGTAAAGTTTTTTGATATTCTATTGAATATTTATCTATAAAATAAATCTGCAATAGAATAATTAGATAATGGCAACAGCACAAGCAAATCAAAAAGTTTTCGTTTCACCGGGTGTATACACTTCTGAAACTGACTTATCATTCGTAGCACAAAGTGTGGGTGTTACTACCCTAGGTTTAGTAGGTGAGACAATTAAAGGTCCTGCTTTTGAACCGGTATTCATAACAAACTACGACGAATTCCAAGCCTTTTTCGGAGGAACAGAACCAACCAAATTTGTTAACACACAAATCCCTAAATATGAAGCGGCTTACATCGCTAAATCTTACTTGCAACAATCAAATCAATTGTTTGTTACAAGAATCTTAGGTTTATCAGGATATGACGCAGGTCCATCTTGGAGTATTAGAGTTACGGCTAACGTAGACCCTACTACTATAATCCAAAGTCCGACAGGTTCAACTTCGTTCTCAGCAACCTTTACAGGTTCAACAAGTGCGGGTACTGTTAACTTTATTGGTGGAGAGTTACCGGACGCGGTGGTTGAGAACTTCTATTCTCAATACCGATTATCTGATGGTAGTGTATCAACATTAAATGATGATTTCACGTCAACAATTTTAAGTTTTGTTGGTGATACAACATTATCTGCAACAACTGCTGAAATCTACGGGGCAATTCCTGAAGGGGATTATTGGTCTTTAGTTGGTACTTACACTGACCCACAGAACGTTTATGGTGTTCAAACTAATGACTTAGCGGATAATGATTTATCTGCGGGTGATAATGATTCTTGGTACTACGCTAACTTTAACAACTATACAGGTAACGCTTACTCAGGATATTCATTCTATTATGTTGTTTCTGAATTAGAGGTAACAGGTGATAGTTTCTCAGGAGAAGTAACAGGTAATTACTATTCATTTATTGGTACTGCTTATACAGAATACAATAACATGGTAGTTGCAACACTTCGTTCAAGAGGTATCTCATTATATGTTAATAGTTCATCTAGTGATGAACACGGACAAACTTATGAAGTAAATGACTTAGATAACGTAATCATTGAAACTACTGACCATGATACTACTACATCTAAATCACCATTTGAGACATTCTCATTGTCAGGTGTAACTAAAGATGGTAATAATTTTTCATTTGAGGCTAATCTTTCTGCAACATCATCTAAATATATTACTAAAGTTTTAGGTATTGATAACTTTGGAAAATCAAGATTCGAAGTTCCTTTGTTTGTAGAAGAAATTTACCCAAGTTCATTGGCTTACGCATATAACCAAGGTTATATTAAAGGTCTTAACCCTGAATTGGTGGCATTACCTGAGGCGAGAACTCAAGACCCTTCATCTATTGCTTACAACCTTGAACAATATCAATCTCCAAGTACACCATTTTTAGTGTCTGAACTTAGAGGTAATCAAGTTTATAAATTATTCAAATTCGTTTCAATCTCTGATGGGGATGCTGCGAATGTTGAGGTTAAAGTGTCAATTGCGAATTTATCATTCAATAATATGACTTTTGATGTGTTGGTAAGAAATTTCTTTGATACGGATGCAAATCCTGTTGTTATTGAAAAATTCACTAACTGTACTATGGACCCTGCATCTAACAACTTCGTTGCTAAGAAAATCGGTACCGCAAACGGTGAATACGCATTACTTTCAAAATATATTATGATTGAGTTAGCGGATGAGGCTCCGTTTGATGCAATTCCTTGTGGATTCTACGGATACACTCAAAGAGAATACGCAAACACTGATAACCCATCACCGGTACCACAATTCAAAACAAAATATTACTATCCTGGTGAAACAATTGCTAACCCTCCGTTTGGGGCGTCAACAGGTGGTAACAATTTAGTAGAATCTCCGGGAGATGTTGTTAGAAGAAGTTACTTAGGTTTCTCAACTCAATTTGGAATTGATGAGTCATTCTTAAGTTATAAAGGTAAACAAAACCCTGTAAATTGGGTTAATTCAGCGGCACCTATTGAGGGAGCGGCTTGGAATTATGTAAGTAAAGGTTTCCACATGGACTCAGGTGCAACAGTTGTTAGTATTGCGAACACTTCATTAACAAGTGGACAAACGGCATTTGAATGTGGTTCTGCAGAATTTAGAACAGACCCTGAAACTCAAGAGAACCCATACTACTTCATCTACTCAAGAAAATATACTGTATGTTTTGCAGGTGGATTTGACGGTTGGGATATCTACAGAGAGTATCGTACAAATGAGGATAGATTCCAATTAGGAGCATCAGGTTTCTTAGCGGGAACTTCTCCATCAACAAGATACCCTAATGCGACAGGTGAAGGTTTATTCAAAAGAATTGTTGTTCAAAACAATACTCAAGATTTTGCTAACACTGACTATTACGCTTACTTACTTGGAATTTTATCATTCTCTAACCCTGAGGCAACTAACATTAACGTATTTGCAACTGCAAGTATTGATTATGTTAACAACTCTAACTTAGTTGAAGGCGCGATTGACATGGTTCAATATCAAAGAGCTGACTCAGTATATATTACAACAACTCCTGATTATAGAATGTATACTCCGGATTCAACAAACCAATTAGATGTGATTTACGCACAAGAGGCTGTTGACAACTTGGATAACACAGGAATTGACTCTAACTATACAGCAACTTACTACCCTTGGATTTTGACAAGAGATACTGTAAACAATACTCAAATTTACTTACCACCAACAGGTGAGGTTTGTAGAAACTTAGCATTGACAGATAACATTGCATTCCCATGGTTCGCGTCAGCGGGTTACACAAGAGGTCTTGTTAACTCAATCAAAGCGAGACGTAAGTTGACTCAAGAAGATAGAGATACACTTTACCAAGGTAGAATTAACCCTATCGCAACTTTCTCAGATGTGGGAACTGTAATTTGGGGTAACAAAACGTTACAAGTTGCAGACACAGCTCTTAACAGATTGAACGTAAGAAGATTATTACTTCAAGCTCGTAAGTTGATTTCAGCGGTGGCGGTAAGATTATTGTTCGAACAAAACGACCAAATCGTTAGACAACAATTCTTAGACAGTGTTAACCCAATCTTAGACTCAATTAGAAGAGATAGAGGTTTATACGATTTCCGTGTAACAGTTTCTTCTACACCTGAAGATTTAGATGCTAATAGATTAGTAGGTAAAATCTACTTAAAACCAACGAAAGCGTTAGAGTTCATTGATATTGAATTCTTCATTACTCCAACAGGAGCTTCGTTTGAAAATATCTAATATTAAAACCATAAGTGGGGATTCGTCCCCACTTTTTAGCCAATTATGAAAAAAATTACAATACTTGAAGGGATTAATGAACAGGGTACACCTGACATGAAATATTATGCATTTGACTGGGATGATAACGTAGTTCATATGCCAACAAAAATTATGGTTAAGACCGAAGACGGAGATGAAATTGGTATGAGTACTGATGATTTTGCGGAATACAGACATCAATTAGGTAAAGAACCTTTTGAGTATAACGGTGAGACTGTTGTTGGTTATGGAAACGAACCATTTAAGAATTTCCAAACTCCGGGTGACAAAGACTTTCTTATCGATGCGATGAGAGCCAAACTAGGACCAGCGTTTGACGACTTTAGAGAGGCTATTAACGGAGGTTCTATCTTTTCCATCATAACCGCTCGTGGACATAATCCTAACACCTTAAAACAAGCCGTTTACAATTATATTATTGACGGGTTTAATGGTATTGATAAAAATGAGTTAATTAAAAACTTAAAGAAATATAGAAGTATTTCTGGTGATGATGAGATGAGTGATGATGAATTAATCAAAACTTATTTAGATATGTGTAGATTTCACCCCGTTTCTTATAATGATGTGGAAGGTGCTGCAAATCCTGAAGAGGCTAAGGTTCGTGCAATGGAAAAATTTGTGGATTATATTAAAAATATTGCGTCAACATTAAATAAGAGAGCGTTTCTTAAAAAGGATGTGAGTAATAATTTTGTTCCATCAAAACCTACAATTGGTTTTTCTGATGACGATATCCGAAACGTGGAGGTTATGAGTAAACACTTCAAAGATAAGCCAGACAATATTGTAAAAACTTATTCAACAGCTGGAGGAATAAAAAAAGAATATTAACTAGTAATAAAGAACTAGTATTAAATAATTAAATAAAAAAACTAGTAATTAAGAACTAGAATTAAATAAACTAGACTGGATTATAATTATAGTAAATTAAATTTGGTTAGTCAAGAAAAATATTTTCCAAATGAAGATATTTATGATAATAAACTAAGAAAAACAAAATTAAAATAATATGGCTGATTTATTGATGAAAATGCCGATTCCTTACGAACCGAAAAGACAGAACCGATTCATTGTAAGGTTTCCATCAAGTTTAGGGATTAACGAATGGTTCGTGGAGAGTGCTTCAAGACCTTCAATTAAAATTGCTTCTACTGAGATACAATTTTTGAACACTTCAACATATGTTGCGGGTAGATTCAACTGGGATGAAATAAGTGTTAAATTTAGAGACCCGATTGGACCTTCTGCTTCTCAAGCTCTTATGGAGTGGGTTCGTTTACACGCGGAATCTGTTACAGGACGTATGGGATATGCTGCAGGTTATAAAAAAGATATTGACTTAGAAATGTTAGACCCAACAGGAGTTGTTGTTGAGAAATGGATTTTATATGGTACATTCTTAACAGGGGTTAACTTTGGTTCATTGGCTTACAATACTGATGCTCTTGCTGATATTACAGCGACTTTGAGAATGGATAGATGTGTGTTAGTTTACTAATACTATTTATAAAAAATCAATACTAATTATATTTAACCGTAAAGACATAAACTTTACGGTTATTTTTTTATATGGAAAACCAATCAGCAGAATACGGACAACAAAATTTTACGTTACCACACGATGTAGTTCCACTACCATCGGGAGGAATATTTTATAAAAACAAAAAGAAATCTATCAAAGTAGGTTATCTAACGGCTAATGATGAGAATATCTTAATGGCTGGTGGTGCCGATATGACGACAAATTTATTAAGAACCAAAGTGTACGAACCGGATATCCGAATTGAGGATATGTTGGAAGGGGATGTTGAAGCTATTTTAATTTTCTTAAGAAATACTGCGTTTGGTCCTGAAATGAACTTAAATTTGACAGACCCTGTAACAAGAATCCCATTCAAAACTACGGTATTACTTGATTCTTTATCAATTATTAATGGGCAAACTCCAAATGAGGATGGTACATTTATTACAGCATTACCAAAATCGCAAGCAACAGTTAAATTAAAACCATTATCTTATGGTGAAATTACTGAGATTAATAGAATGGCGGATACATATCCCCAAGGTAGAGTTGTACCAAAGGTTACTTGGAGATTACAAAAAGAAATTATAGAGGTTAATGGAAGTACCGATAAATCAGAAATTGCCAAGTTCATAGAACAAATGCCAATCGCGGATTCAAAACACATAAGAAAATTTATGGATGAGAATGAACCAAGATTAGACATGAGTCGAGTTATAATCACCCCATCAGGAGAAAAGATGACAGTTAATGTCGGATTTGGGGTTGAGTTTTTTCGTCCTTTCTTCTGATTATAGAAAAGGACAACTTGACGAATTTTATTATTTGAACAAATTAATGAACATAACATATAAAGATTTCCAAGAGATGCCTCTCTTTGTTAGAAAATATTTGTTAGATAAATGGATTGAAGACAACACAAAGGACTGAAAACTCAGTCCTTTTGTATTTATATGTAAATACCTTTTTGAATTATGGCAACAGGAAATACTGATGACGAAGCTAAAAAATTGAAAGATGCCGCTGAAGCGACGGAAAAAGCAAATGAAAAAATTGAGCTAAGCGCTGCGGGTTTAGGTAAGACTATTACGGATATGTACAAATATTCGGTTGAGATTAATAAAACTTTTGGTCAGAGTCAACAACGATTAACTGAGTTAATGGGAACATTAACTGACGCAACACCTAGATTTAATCGTTTGGGTGGGTCAATGGCTGATGTTCAGAAGGCAATGTCAGGAATTGCTGAGGCGTCAAGACGTAATGTTACCGCAGATAGTGAAACTTTAAGTAAAGTATTCGCGAGTGCGGAACTTTTAGATACTACAGTTGAATCTATTAGTAATAGTTTTCTTAATGTTGGGATTGGGTTAGAACAAATCCCAAAACAATTTGAAGATTCGTACAATTATATTAGAAGTATTGGTGGAAATGCCAAAACTGTAATGAAAAGTGTTCAGGACAACATGGACCAAATGAACCGATATCAATTTCAAGGTGGGGTTCAAGGTTTAACTAAAATGGCTGCTCAGGCGTCTATGTTAAGGGTTGACATGAGTGCTACTCTAAATTTTGCGGATGAATTATATTCACCTGAAAAAGCAATTGATGTTGCATCTGCTTTCCAAAGATTGGGTGTTTCAGTTGGAAATTTAGCGGACCCATTCCAATTAATGAATCAATCTATTAATGACCCATCAGGTCTTCAAAAAAGTTTAGCGGAAGTTTCCAAACAATTCACTTATTTTGATGAGGAGACGAAAACATTCAAAATTAATCCTCAAGGGGTTTTAACTCTTAGAGAGATGGAACAACAAGCGGGAATCGCTAGTGGAACTTTAAGTAAAATGGGATTGGCTGCTGCGGAAATGGATAAGAGACTTTCATCAATCAATCCGTCAATTAAATTTGATAATGAAGATGATAAGCAATATCTATCAAACATTGCGTCAATGAAAGATGGAAAATATCAAGTTCAAGTTACTGATGCTAAAGGTGAAAAAGTTTATAAAGACTTAAGTGAAGTTACTCAAGAAGAGATGAGAAATCTTATTGAAGAACAAAAAAATCAACCAAAAGGTGTTGAAGAAATTGCTCGTTCCCAAATGGATGTTCAAACTAAAATATCTAATGATGTTACGGCAATTAAAAATGCCGTTTTAACCGGAATTGCAGGCTCTAAACAAGTTAGAGGGGGTACCGTATCAATTGCAAGAGCAGCATCAGTTCCGACAGAGGCAATTGCTAAAAGAGTTTCAAGTAAAATGTTTAGGGAGCCTACTGAAAAAACTTTAGATACTATAGGTGATGCGATTAAAGATTATAGTGAGGGGAATAAAACACTCGGAGAATCAATTTCAAGTGTCGCGAGTAAATTAGGTGGTATTTTACAAGAGTTCAAAACAACATTGGGAAGAGAAGGTACTGGTGCGTTAAGAGATATGTCTAATACTTTTACAGATAAAAGTATGTTAGAAAGAGGGTTGAAAAATGTTTCAGGGGCTGCTGTTAATGCTATTGAAAGTAATAAAGTGAATAGAGAACCAATATCATCAAACAGAACAAATACTGAATTACTCCAACAATCAACACAAACAGCACCAACTAGTATGAATACTAAAAATACTATGGATGTTTCAGGTACAATAAAAGTTGATTTGACAACACCAATTGGTGTACCGACTCAAGACCAAACCAAATTTATTGCGGATATATTCAATAGTCCTCAATTCAAAGATAATATTGTTAAGATGGTTACACCGGAAAATCCAACAAAACAACCAATAACCGGAGTTTACTCTTAATAAAAATTATCCTTAATCTATTTATAAATAAAAGTCATAGATGTCAAATAGTCCATTAGATTTCATAAGCTCGGATGGTTTCAGAAAAAAACTTATTACAAGGAATTTAGTACCTTATGCTAAATCTCCAAGTAGACCTTCTGTCCAAACCAATTATGAATACATACAATCAGATGCTTCGGTAGTGGATACTCCGGACCAACTAATTGATGAATCATCATTTGCAAATAAGTTATATCCGTTAAACAGATATGGGCATGATGGTGGTTACGAACAAGTTCCGGACCCAGGAAGTTTAACAAATTCTATTTCAAATCAAGGTGAATATGGGCCGGGACAACAAAACGCTCATATTATTGACGAGGGATATGATGCTGTAAGGTTATGGAGACCATTAAATGCTTATGCTGACGGGTTAAATGTTTTTGACTCCGCAGAATCTTTTTCAAGTTTAGAAACAGTTAGACCTGACCAAGACAGAGAAGGTAATGGACAACCATATCCTGCGGGAATGGTTGCTTCAACATATAATCCATTATCTATTTTACTTTCGGCAAATCCTACAGGTAGTAGAGGTAGTTTAAGTGATGACTCATTTATTGTTAGATTAGGTGCACAACAACTTAGAAGTGATTTCCAAGAAAGAATAGCCACTCAAATTAGGAAAGAAACTCTTGGGAGGGCAAATATTCTAAACGTAACTAGTGGTACTGATTTAGTTAATATATTATCAGGACAAGTTCCAATTTTAGAACCAAATTGGCAAATAACAATTCCTGCCAATCCAATAACGGCTGCTGCGGATTTTGCACTTAGATTAGGGGGTAGTGTATTACCGGTTTCTTTGATACCCGGGTCATATTTTGACACCAGTATTAATCCGGGAATGCCAACAACGATTCAACAAATTACTAACGCTTTCAAACAAACGGGTGTTGGTAAATTCTTTAATCAATTATTAGGGGGTACTCAGACAGGGTCTCAAATATTTTATAACAATACAGGGGCTGGTCAAAAATCTCGTTTATTCAAAAACATTGATTATAACAAGTACAAGCCAAATTTAGAGAGAGGTGTATTTGATAGAGTTGCCGGTGTATTAACGGGTACGGTATCCGATAATAGTAACTACTATGTTGGTAATTTAACTTCAAATCCTTCAAGAATCTTCTCACCAGGTGGTGATTTACCTGTTGACCAATTTGCAAGAGAATTACAATCTCCGGTTTATGGTCCTCAAGAACTTGCTCAATTGTATGAGGGTCCAAGTAAGGATATTAGATTAGGTGCTAACGGTCCAACATATAGTAATGGTGGTGGTATTGAAGGTGGATTCACATGGGTTTCGCCAAAGTATAAAGGTAATGCTGGTAAAAAAGTTGGTATTGGTGGTGAGATTACAAATCAAGATGAGGATTTTAGACCTTCATCTTATAACTCAACTGAATCAACAGAAAGAACCTTTAAGGGTGGGTCTATATTAGACCAAACACAAAGAATCATTGATAGTCAACCACAAGGTGGTAGAAGATTACAACACGTTGGTAACGCTATTGACCAAGTTAGTAAAATATTCCATGATGGGTATAAAGAATTAACCAAAGGTTCAAGGGTTTATAAATACACAGGTGCTATCGGGCAAGAGGTTGGGACTGAATATTGTAGGGTTTTTGCTAAAGATTTACCATATCTACAATATAATGACCTTCAAAAGATGGATGGTATTACAACAAGTGGAAGAAGATTTTCTGATTCTGTGTTTGATAATACTTACAATCTTAACATTGCACCTAATAAAATGGAAGGTGGACAAGATTCAACAAACTTAATTGGTGGGATGAATAATGGACACGCTAAGAAATATATGTTTTCATTAGAAAATTTGGCGTGGAGAACATCAAATACTCCGGGGTATTCTGTTTCAGACTTGGCTGTTTGTGAGAGAGGTCCTAATGGTGGTAGGGTTATGTGGTTCGCACCTTACGGTTTAACCTTTAGTGAAACTGTTAGTGCGGGATGGAATGAGACTGCATTCTTAGGTAGACCGGAACCAATTTACACTTATAAAAATACTTCTCGTACTGGTTCATTGAGTTGGAAAGTGGTTGTTGACCATCCATCATCATTGAATGTGGTTGTTAATAAAGTTCTTAATAATGAAACAAATAAAGCTAGAGTTGATAGTATTTTAGAATCATTCTTTGCCGGATGTAGAAAATATGATTTATATGAATTAGCTAAAAAATATTATACGGTTAATCCAAACGATTTATATCAATTACAAGAGGCCATTACATCTAAAGATGTTAGTAAAGAACAAATTGAGTTTATTAAAAAAACGGTTCAAACAGTACCTCAAGTTGCTCAGGCGACTCCGACAGATTATTTTGAGAAATATGTTCAAACAGGTTTTTACTTTGGGAATGATTATCCAAAACCAAATACAACAATAAATTATACTACCGAGTATAATCGTTATACAAGTGAATCAAATAAGAACTATTATAAGTCAAAACCAAACTCAGGGGCTACAAGTAATTTTTTTGATACAGTAGTTACACCAAACTATAATGTGATGAATGAGTTGGCTGCTGACTTGGCAAAACAATTAGGGCAAAATACTGGTACGATTACCATTAATATTAGTTCTAGTTGTTCCGCTCCGGCAACGGTAGGGTACAATCTTGAATTATCTAAACGAAGAATCGCGTCAACAATTCGGTTTTTTGCGGAAAATCCAAACACTGCAAAATATGTTAGTGATAAACGATTAACCGTAGTTGAAGATACAACAACCGGTGCGGGTGCTTTAGGTGAGGTTGCAACATCATCTCCATTAGTTGCAACAACAACAAGTACTCCGTATACCTTAACTCCGGGTAAATCAGTTACCTGTACTGATAAAGACCAAAATGTTGATGGCGGGGATACTCAATCGGGTTCTAAAGATATTTTTACGTATCAAGCGATGGCGTGTAGAAGAGCATATATTTCAAAAATTAACTCAAATCTAAATGCTCCTGTTGATAATACCGTCCCTGAGACACAAACAATTCTTGAAGGAAATAAAGTAATTAAAACGGTTAAAGAAGATGTTGTCACCCAAGAATACAAACCAAAAGATAATATAACTAAACGTGTGTTAAGAGCGTTGTTGTCGGAATGTGATTATTTTGAAACAATCAAAGCGGAAACACCAATGGTTTTTGATAACCTTAAAGATAAGTTGAAGTTTTTCCAACCGGCATTTCATTCAACAACACCCGAAGGGTTAAACTCTCGTTTAACGTTTTTACAACAATGTATGAGACCTGGTGATACAATCCCTACAGTTAAAGATGTTGGAGGTTCACAGACGTTACAGTTTGATAATGCGACTAATACTGCGTTTGGTGCACCACCGGTGTTAGTGTTACGAGTTGGGGATTTCTATAATACCAAAATCATTCCGGATAGTTTGAACATAACTTATGAGATGTTAGACATTAATCCTGAAGGTATAGGTATTCAACCAATGATTGCAAATGTAACATTAGGATTTAAGTTTGTTGGTGGTAGCGGATTAAAACAATCTATTGATAAATTACAAAATTCATTAACATTTAATTATTATGCGAATACTGAAATTTGGGATGATAGAGCGGATGTTACCTCTCAAGAGAATTATGCGAAAACATTAGACCAAGAATTTTTGAAAATGGCCCCACCACCATCAGTACCAACACTTAATCAAGCGGTACCAAATAGTGGGCAAAATAATAATAGTCCGATTGGGGTTGTTACTTCAAATAGTGCAACAACTGAGGGTGATTCAGGTACAATTAATTATTCTGATTTTATGGTTAAAGTAGTTCAAGAAACTCAAACATATTTCCAAACAATAATTAATAAAACAAAAGAGACTTCTAACCAATATAATAATGCGGTTCGTCAACAATGGATGTTAGAGCGTTTATATACTCAAGGGGATATTGCAACAACTAGTAATGTGACTGAATTGTTTGGTAAACCAAACAATGTTGAAAATAGATTCAATACTATTTTCAAAACACTTGGAGAGGATATTGTTAGTGGTAATGAAGGGTTTGTTAAATGGATGTCTTCACCGGTATTTGCGTTTTCAAATAAAGTAATTAGACAAGTTAAGGATAATTATGGTAATTTAGTTAAAAATAAAAGAGGTACATTCCAAAATGCGGTTACTAAAATAACACAAGACGTAGTTAACATGGAACAGACTTATATTCAAACATTGGGTCGAGCTAATTTACTTATTTTTGCTGGATTAAGTGATAATAATGGTACTGATGGGTATCAAACTAAGACAGGTCCTGTTACAATATATAATACAAGTGGTACCAGTAACGTAAATATAACCTCAAGTGGGGCGACAAATACTCTTAATGAACTTGTGGATGATATACATAAAATTCATTTAGGTATTAAAGGGTTTAATGAAGTAGTATTTTCGGAAAATGCCTTTGTTTATCCGGGTGATAGTAAAGAGTATAAAGGTGTGTTTCTAATGCAAGTTGATACTAAGGGTAAGTCGAACTATACAACACCTGAAAATGTTTTTGTTCCATTTACAATGAAACCTGAATTTAGTGATAATATTTTCAGACGAGTTTATATGATAATTTCTGATGATATTGTTGATGACAAAAAATATCAAACATTTAAGACTTTGATGATTGGTAATATTATTAACAATAAAGGTCTAATCGGTAATGGTTCGGATGAAGTAGAAAAACGATTTGATGAGTATTGGATTGGAGTTGCAAAACCTTTATTTGAGAGTGAGAATAATATTACAAAATCTTTCATAGATAATATGGAAAAAACCAAATTAAAAGATTTTATTATTTACACTCCATTTGATAAAAAAACAAGAGAATTTACATTCACAACACAGGGTAATGTGAGTGAGAATAATAAAAAATCTCAAAAAAATATGATAATTGGTTTGGGGGCATCAACAAACGCAAACAACGATAATAATAAATGGAATTCACCGGATGGGGTATCTTCAACGGCACTTATTTCAAAAGTAAAACTTAATTAATGGCATTTCAATATTGGAACAGATATAGTGAATTTTTAATTAACGGTGAACAAACCGTAGTACCTTATGTGTCATTACCTCAAAAAACGACAGATAAGGCTTACATATATAAAGTCGCTAGAAGTAGATTGGATATGGTATCTCAAGAGTATTATAACTCACCATATTTCAGTTGGTTAATACTCCAAGCTAATCCTGAATTTGGAGGGTTAGAAAATAACATATATGATGGTGCTGTGTTGATTATTCCATTTCCGCTACTACCATCTATACAAGACTATAAAGCGGCATTAGAAAATCATTTTTATTATTATGGCAGGTAACTTAACGGCAGACAACAACGGAGACATTCTTGTAGAATTTGATTACAATAACATTATTGTAGTTGACCCAAATAAGACCATTGACTCTGCGGGTAAAATCCAAGAAAGATTAATTGACCATGAGAGTTTGGTGATGTATGCTAATTTAGAGGCAGATGTTTTACCAAGAACTAAACTTGCGGTTGGAGGAAGTCCTGAAGATAGGATTAAAACAATTTCAGTTGCTAAGATGAATTTCTTAAAGCCGACTAAAGATACGTTTTTAGGTGTTGGGTATTATGATGAATTAACAGGTAATGATTCAACCAAGTTTAATGGAAGCAATCAAATGCAACAAAAAACCACATCAGGTGGTAATGGTACTCAAGCATACACTTTTGATACTCCGGATAATCTAGCGGGAGTTTTTGACAATGGATTGTTAGGCATTACAAGTATTAATGTTACTACAAATAGTTCGTTTATACCATCAGTTGAAATAAAATTAGAGGATGTACAAGGTAAGGCGTTATTCCAATTAGGCGAAAATTCTCCTTATGCAGCATTTTTTAATTTACCATACCCACCATTTTATTTAACACTTAAAGGGTATTATGGACAAGCGATTAGATACCAATTAAATTTGGAGAAATTTCACGCGGCGTTTAATACTTACAGTGGGAATTATGTGATAAGTTTAACTTTCAAGGGTTTCAAGTTTAATGTACTTAATGAAGTGTCGATGGGGCACTTATTGGCTGTTCCCCATATGTATGGTCAAACTTTTGATATAACAACAACTCCGGGTGGTGTTCAGGAATCTAATAAAGGTGCTGAAAGCCAATCTAAAGTTGAGGGTGTTGCATCTAAAAATAACGCTCAAAGTCAAGATGCTGTTGTGACTCAAATTATGTCAGAAAAGGGTTATCAAAAAATTGTTGAAGTTTATAGTGAATACAAATCAAAAGGTTTAATCCCTGTGGATTTACCGGAACTTAGTTTGTATCAGTTAATGAACAAATTACAAACATTTGAAAATACCGTAATGGCATCGTTTCCTCCTGCGAAAGTAGAGCCACTAACAAATGTGAGAAATTATAAAGAAGTATTAAAACAATATTTTGAAAATGTTAGGTCAGGAAATTCTTCATGGTTTGTAAAGTACTTGGACCCAAAACCTATTATGCTAAAGGGGGGTAAAGACAAGGTTTATATTTTTAAGGCTAATTTAGACCAAGGGGCGAAAGAAACCGCAATTACTCAATTAAAAGATTATATTACAAAATTCAATAAAGCATTGGCTGAAAACGGTACTTTAGGGGTTGGAGGACCTTCACCAATACCAAACCCAATTAAATATAATATGATTGAGATTGATGTTCCAAATGATGGGAATATTGATTGGGAAGAAACAATTAGATTACAAACGGGTAAAGTTGCTCCGACTGCTGATGACATTGAACAAATTAAAGCGTTAATTTATCAAATTAAAAAACCACTATTTAATGAGGTTGAATTAAATGGTAGAACAAGCCGAGTTACGGTAAAACCAAATTTCTTTATTTTTGAGGGTAATGGTAGATATGATAAAGAAATGTCTTCATTGGAAACCCAAGCGAATAAAAAATTGTCTGATTATGAAACATCAATATCTGCGGAGTTATTAAGAAAAATTGAAGATAAAGCGACAGGATTAGGATTTAAGCCTACTGTTAGAAATATGATTGCGGTTGTTATGGCATCTGCGGAAGCGTTCCTTCGTTTATTAGATGACGTTCATACAAATGCTTGGGATGTGAAATATGACCCCGTAAGAAAAAACGCGATATTAGATAATCCATCATCGGCACCTAGTACTGAGTCAAGACAAGATGTTGTTATTTCCAATAGTGCTCAACAATCCAACACAGGACTAAGTAATTCAAAAGAACCTGTTTATCCATGGCCACAATTTTTTGTTGAATCTCCTGATGATAAAAAAGGTAGGTTTGAATTAAAATATATTGCAGACCCAACCGTAGTTGATTTAACTCAAGGGTGGAATTATGCTAAATGGCCTGAAGTTGAATTTGTTGAGGAATATATGAAAGGGTTAACTAGAAAATTTAACCAACCATCATCGCCTCCACCATTAGATAGCGACAAATATACAAATGTTATCAATATTAATGCGATTGAATTCCCTTCGACAGGTGCTGCATATACTAATAAAGAGGAGATTAAATTCTTTTATGAAATATGGGAAAGACAATTTCTTACTTCACATTATTCAGGATTAAATCGAGCTAATCAAAATCAAATTGATTCGTTAATAAAATTAAATAGTGAGACTGAAGTTAACAATATTGTACAAAGTATTAATGTTAGTTCTCCTTATTTAAGTTTGAAACTTAAAAATTACGATATAACTGCAAATAGTTATCCAAATTTCTTAAAAACAATTTCTAATTCAGGAACTGGTAGAGCTTATCAAGATTATATTAGAGATTTCTTTGTAACTCCTTATATTAAGAATTTAACAGAAAATTCTTATAGTATTATGAATATCTTAGATATTGGTAAAATACCTCAAGTAAGTACAAAATCAGATGCCTTATTACAATTAATCAAAAATGCTTCAAATGAGCCCTTAGTTGTGGATACTCTCCCATTTACTGATTCGTCGTGGTCATTAAATAATTTAAGTTCAAGTAATAAATCTATTGGGTTTAATGTCTATGATACTAAGAAAACTCTAAAAGTTTTTGAAAATAGAAAAATCATTGCGAATTTTAATGATGTATATGATTATACAACAAATAGACCGGTGACTAATTTCTCATATTTGGATAATTCAAATCCGACTAATGTGTTGAAAAATTCAACAGGTGTGTTTGGGTTAGGGGCATTTTATACGACAAGGTTACCAAGTAATTTTACTGCAACTGAGGGTTATTGTGAATATATCACACCAACAGGGGAATTACCGTTTAGAACAACAACCTCAATATTGAATACTCCTTATTTTGTTAATTCTATTCAAAATGGTGTTCAAAATACGAGAACAAGTGACCCATATCCATATGTTCAATCCGCTTATTTATTTTTGAATTCATTACCACTAGCGTCATTAAGGGAGAGATATAAAACTAAGAATGATACTTTTGTAGAGGAATTAGATTATATTGCGTCTTGTTTTAAGAAATTTGGTGCAATTCATAAAATACCTTACGCATGGGTGTTAAAGTATGGTTCGGTATGGTATAGATACAAAAAGTATAAAGAGTCAAATGTAGATATTTTATCAAGTGCTTGGAAAAACTTTAATTATACGACTAACTATAGTCCAATTTTAAGTTCAATTACTCAAACTTATGATGTTAAGTTTGACAGTGTTCCATTATCAATAACTCTTCAAAATGAAACAACAACAAGTGTTAATATGCAAATTGGGTTTTACCCAAAAGTGGTTAACGATTTTAATGTGTTTTATAATGGGTATGAATTGTATAGTGGGTATACGAGTGACGAGATTCAACAAAGTATTAATGGTGGGATGAAAATACACAATTTCCAAGATTCAAATATTACTGGTGCAAAACAAGACACAAAAGATTTAACTTTACAAACATATTCTGTTTTATTACAAGATGTTGATTATGGAAGTGATATTAATTGTAACCCTACAAATAATACTAAAGGGGTTGATTATTTTATCGTTCCGTCTTTTGGTAATAGTGTGAATCAAATTAATAATGCTTGTTTGGATAACTTCTCAACAATACAAACAACTAAAGTTAATGTTAGTTCAAATAACGCAGTCTATAACGGTTCTGTTAGAACATTATGGTCGGCACCTAACTATGGTTATTTTGATGCTGACCAAATCAAATATCCACAACCGGATTCTTATTTGAATTTCATCAATAGTGGAGAAACTCAATCACCAATGTATTTGTCAAATGTTGATAAGTACAGTAAAATTGAGGAAGTATTCTCGGTATTTGAGAAAAAGATATTAGATTCATTTGAACAAGAGTTTTTGAATTTTTGTAAACCAATTACTGATATTGACTCGGGAACAAATCCTGTTGGAATTAATGAATCTACGGTTAATGGTGAGGCGGTGTATAGAAACTTCCAATCATTATTTAAGAGTTTAATGACGATACCGGCTCAAAAGAGTAAGGAAACTAACATTGAATATTTTAACAACGCTATTGGAAATCAATATGAGGTATTTCAAAATGGTATTACATCATTTATGAATTACGATATCTTATTTAGGTATGGAAACCCTTCAAATTATCAAAGGAGAGTTTTTGATTCGTATTTATCTCACAACAATACACCGAGAGTTACAGACCCAATTAAGTTTTTACCGTATGTGCAAAATACGTTGCCAAGTAAAGATAGTTCGTTAACTCTTGGTCAATCTAAATTATTAAATCCAAACGCTTGGATTGCTCTTGAAACGGAGGTAGGATTTTCAACAATTCGTAATGTTGAATATAGTAGTAATGGTTCATATATTACAGATTTCTTTATTGATAATAATATTGAATTTAGTGTGAATAATGTTGTGTTATTGGCGCCGATTATTAAAATGTATGCTACTCAGTTGCTTAGAAATCCAAATAATACGGTTGCTCAATTCCAAAATCAAATCGTTCAATATTTGACAAATGAAAGTGTCTTACAAGATAACTTTTTGAATCTTGTTTTATCGGGGGTGAGAAAGGCTCTTCCGAACCAACAACAATTACCTGAAAAAACGATACAAAGTGCTATTGATGGACAACAGAGTAAAGTTGAAAATTATGAGGTATTTAAGGCACTTAATGATAAATGGATTGCTGGTGGTGATTACAAAAGTAAGACATTATTTGAAGATATGTTGTTTTTAGATAGAGCGTCAAGAAATATTGGTGATACTATCTTATTAGACATTTTTGATTTGAAGAATATGTTTAGTACTAATTCGTTAAATCAGGCGATGAGTGTTTTTACGTTTGTTAGTGGAATTTTAATTAAAAATAACTTCACGGTAATGAATTTACCGGCATATGTTAATTTCTATAATGTTCAAGATGTTGATGGTACTACAATACCAAATAGGACAGAAGGGTCTTTGGCAATGGCAAATAGTTTATGGGGTACGTTTTTAGATGTTGATTATAGAAAGTCTAGTTCTAAAATGGTTTGTTTCTATGTGGGAAAACCATCACAATATTTGGCATTACCTAAAGTTAGTTCTCGTTTCCGTGATGATTCATTTGAAATGAGACGTGCTTCTGAAAACCCATTAATTGAAAATCAATCAGGTAAAAAAGATTGGGCTGTCTCTAACAAATGTGTTGGATTCAATGTTGATATTGGGACAAGAAATCAAGGGGTATTCCATTCATTCAATGTTTCTCAAGATAATGGAAAGGCGACTTCTGAATCTATTAACACCATGGTTAATATGGTTGACCAGTCAACAGGTAAAAATACCTCAACTCAAAATGTTGGGTTATACAATTTGTATAAACAAAGAAGTTATACCTGTCAGGTTGTTTCATTAGGGAATGCGTTATTACAACCAACGATGTATTTTAACTTGAGACACGTACCGATGTTTAACGGTCCTTATTTGATACAACAAGTTGACCATGCAATTACTCCGGGTCAATTCCAAACAACAATAACGGGAATTAGACAAGGGATTTACGATTTACCGGCAATTGACACTTTCATTCAAAGTATTAACCAAAACTTATTAACTAAAGTTGAGGCGTTACTTAAGATTAAGAAAGATACTGTTAATGTGTTAGGTGCAACCACTGATGCGACTAAATCAAATAAAATTCCACAAAAATCGGATACGACAAAGGCTGCAACAAATACGTGTAGTGCAAAATTATTACCATCATACGCAAGTAATTACGGATTTGTTGCGACAGGGGCGACACAATCAAACATTACTGAAAAAACATTTGCGAATGAACTTAAAAGACTTATACCTAATCTTCCAATATTACAGACGATTATTTATAGTTTATCATATATTTCATCATTCCAAAAATACAATAATAATAAGTCAGGTAAATTTGATGGGTGGGATAATAACTTAGCCGCGATAACATTAGATATGGATTGGGGTGAATCAAGTATTGCGTTCTTACCTAAGTATTCTTGTGTAAATGTGACATCAAACCCATCAACAACGGAATCATTACCATTTGCGAATTTTGCAAGTCTTGAAAGTTATATTATTTTCATGAGAGATAGATTAATTCAAAGAATTGGTCAAATTTCAGAAATTGGTTTATTAAAATATTATGTTTGTTATTGGCCAAAAGATAATAAACTATCAACATATTTTGATACACATCTTGACGAATATAAACAATTAGGTTTGACTGTTGACGCATCGTTGAAATCGGCGTTAACGGTTGGGGTTGCAACTAAAGCTATTGTTGATGATTTGAAAAATACAATTACTGAGAGTAAGAAAAATGGTAAATCAAGTCCTAATGCGACACCAACACCTGTTGGGGCGACACCATTACCAGGTCAAACTTGTCCTCCACCTGTAATTAGTTCATTCTCACCACTATCCGGAAATACAGGAACTATTGTTCAAGTTAATGGATATAATTTGAATGGTTTATCTTCAGTTGTGGTTAATGGGGTTACGGTTCTACCTTCGGGTGTTACGGTATTTGATGATTCAACCTTAAGATTTGTTACTCCTGAAATAGGTACTGGTAAAGTAGTGTCTAAAGGTGATATTGTTGTTACGACTAATTATGGTTCTGCAACAAGTTCAGGTAAATACACATTTGACCCGTCAATAGTGGCGTCTGAAGCGTCATCTCCGGGTGGTTTCCAAAATCCGGAAAACCAAACAACAAATGCGGTTCCTGCGAATAATGCGAATACTAATCCACAAACAACAGGACCTATTACTCTTATTGAAACAGAAAACGTTAAGGGTCCAAATGGAAGTACTACTTTATTAACCGTTAAAGTTAATCCTGAGGCGGGGGCTTGGAAAATAGACCCTCAACCGGATGTAGACTTTATACTTGTTAATATTGAACCTGGTCCAAATAACAAGTACGTTGAGGATGTATTTTCAAGTGGGAAGGGAGATAGAATTGTAGGGTTTGTTTCACCTGACCAACAAGTGTTCTCAATAACAGAGTCTCAAATGATTAATGAATTTACGTTAAAGGATTATGATGAGGATAATGTTAGGGGTTATTTCACAATTAGTTTATATGCTAGACCTGTTGATAGAGTTGCGAATCCTAAGGATGTTATTTTAAGTTATAAGTTTAACGTGTATTTAACTGATAAAAAGGCGGGGGACCCTGTGTCGGCAGCGGAAATAAAAACACCACCGGGTACACTAACCAAAGTTTCTGAAACCTCAAGCGGTGAATTACCGAATTTTAATGGTGTTGACTATTATAATATTAAGAAACCGGCGGGAGGATATATTACATATCAATTTACTTGTGAGAAACTAATTTCTAAGTCAAGTCCTGAAGTGTATTCTACGCCTGGGTCTGCTAAACAAAATATTACAATAACAAATAATTCAGGTACGAAATATACAAACGTTATCGAAGTTAGTAATTTAGGGGTGTTCCAATTGCAAGTTGGGTACACATCAGAATCTACGAGGGGTACTGCGACATCACCTAATTTCACTTTATAACATAACGATATATTTATAATAAAAACAATTTTATGAACATAAAATCAGCATTAGACAACTATCTTGGGAAATCAACTAGAGTTTCTCAAACAGATAACGGTGACGGAACACAACAAGTTTGTGATTTAGACACAGGAGATTGTTATACAATCAGAGAAAGAGATGGTCTTATTGAGAGAGCAGGTCATCAAACAACTATTAACAGAAAAGTTAGAGTTGAGACGGCAGGAGGAATTAAACAATTATTAAACGGATAATTAAAATGGCTTTAGACAAAAAATTAATACAAGAAATTGCAAGATATCATAATATCAATAACTATATTATGGAGCAAGCTGAAGAGGTTGATGCACCATTAGAAGATACCTTAGGGGCTTTAGCTCCACCGGCAGGAGGAGATGTTCCGGCAGCACCGGCACCATCAGAAGCGGTACCACCACCCCCACCGGGAGGAGAGGTTGCACCGACAACACCAGAACCAATTGATGTTGCAAATGACCCTGACGTTGAGAAAATTGACGATGAAGGACAATCTGAAGAAAAAGGAACTGAAGGTGAAGAGTCTGAAGAACTTGATATTACTGACTTGGTTACATCTCAAAAAAGCATTGAGACAAAACAAGAGGAGTATTTTGAAAACTTGTTTAATCAACTTTCTAATTTGGAATCTAAATTAGGTGAGATGGATAACGTAATGAACAAATTAAATTCACTTGAAAATAAAATTGAGAAGTATCGTGAAAAAACTCCTCAAGAAAAATTAGAGTTGAGAAGTTACGATTCATACCCATTCAACCAAAAACTATCTCAATTCTTTGACGACAAACAAGATGAGATGGAAAAAACCGGAAAAAATGATTATGTTTTAACTTCAGACGAAGTTGAAGATATTAATGTGAATGATATTAAAAATTCATTCCAACCTGGTTCTCAGGAAGATGAGTTCGGTTCATCATTCAAATGATAATAGAAAATTCAAAGGTGTCTTAACGGACACCTTTTTTTATTTGACTTCACTAGTTTTATCACTTATCTTTATCTAACAATTTAATTAATCTTAATTTTTAACACATGAGTTCATTAGACGCCGTATTGGCACAGTACGAAAATTCAAAACAATCAGGGGGCGGGGCCCAAGGAAAAATGTCGCAAGACGAAAGAATGAAAAAATATTTTGCACTTATCTTAGGTGATAAGGAGCAATCTGGACAAAGAAGAGTTAGAATCTTACCTACGGGTGACGGTTCATCGCCATTCAAAGAGGCTTGGTATCATGAGATTCAAGTTGGTGGACAATGGCAAAAATTCTATGACCCGGGAAAAAATGATAACGAACGTTCACCTTTGAATGAGGTTTACGAGGAGTTAATCTCAACCGGAAAAGAATCAGACAAACAATTGGCGGCTCAATACCGTTCTCGTAAATTTTACATTGTAAAAGTAATTGACCGAGACAGAGAAGAAGACGGACCAAAATTTTGGAGATTCAAACACAACTACAAAAATGATGGTATCTTAGATAAAATCATCCCAATTTGGAGAAACAAAGGAGATGTTACTGACGCTCAAATCGGTAGAGACTTAATCATTGAATTGACTAAGGCGAAAACTCCAAAAGGAAAAGAATACACAACTGTATCTACAATTATGTATGAAGACCAAGGTCCGGTACATACTGACCCGGCTCAGGCTAATGAGTGGATTACTGACGAATTAACTTGGTTAGACGTTTACTCTAAAAAACCGGTTGAATATCTTGAAGCGATTGCTCGTGGGGAAACTCCAAGATGGGATTCAGAAAAAGGTGGATATCTTTACGAAAGTGATTCAGTAAATACAGAATCATTTGGTGGTGGAAAATCTCAATCTTCTGCACCGGTTGACCCTCAAGCGAATGACATTCCGGACGAGGATTTACCTTTCTAATAAAAACTAATTAAACTTGGACATTTGGTCCGACTAAGTGTCCAAGTTTTAATAATATTATCATATGACGTTTAAGGAAGAAATTGATTTACAATTGAGGGACAATAAAATGTTGTCTTATGAGATTTTGAGTCAACTAAAAGATAAGACATACTTCTCAGGGAGAAGTAAACAAATCGGTGATAGTGTTTTATTTGGAATGTTGTACGAAAAGAATGACGAAGAAGAAATGTCAAATTATAAATTGATTACCTTTCATGAGGAAGAGATTGATACTCTTTACGAAGAAGATAGTTCAGTTTACAAGAGACGAAAAGCAAATAAATTACCACACATTAAAAGAATAGAAAATGGCGATTAAGAAAAACGATTTCAAATCAATTAAAGATAAATTCTCAACATCCGCAAAATACAAACCACAAAGATTTTTTGACTTAGGTCCGGACTTCTTGGATGCTGTGGGATTACCGGGACCGGCGATTGGACATTTGAATATGTTCTTGGGTCACTCGGATACGGGTAAAACAACTGCTCTTGTGAAAACTGCGGTAGATGCTCAGAAAAAGGGAATTCTTCCGGTGTTTATCATCACGGAGCAGAAATGGTCTTTTGAACACGCCAAGTTGATGGGATTTGATTGTGAGGAAGTTGTTGATGAAGAAACAGGAGAATTGGAATGGGATGGTTTTTACATCTTCAATAACAATTTTGACTACATTGAACAGATTACAGATTATATTAATAATTTGTTAGACGAACAAGAAAAAGGGAACTTGGACTATAGTTTATGTTTTATGTGGGATTCTGTTGGTTCAGTTCCTTGTAAGATGACTTATGAAGGTAAAGGTGGTAAACAACACAATGCATCCACGTTAGCGGATAAAATTGGTATGGGTATTAACCAAAGAATTTCAGGGTCTCGTAAAGCGGATTCAAAATATGAAAACACTTTAATCATTGTTAATCAACCATGGGTTGAATTACCGGATAATCCTTTTGGACAACCGAAGATTAAAGCTAAAGGTGGTGAGGCAATTTGGTTGAACTCTTCATTAGTTTATTTATTTGGAAACCAAAAAGGTGCTGGAACAACTAAAATTACTGCAACAAAAGACAAGAGAACAATTAAATTTGCTTCAAGAACAAAAGTTTCAGTTATGAAAAACCACATCAACGGATTAGGTTATGATGACGGAAAGATTATTGTTACACCTCACGGATTCATCGGTGGTAAAGATTCAACTGAAGAAAAGGCTTCATTGGAAAAATACAAAAAGGAATATGCTGATTATTGGAAAGACATCATCGGAACTGATGGGGACTTTGACTTAACAGAAGAAAAAGAAGCTTAAAATATTATTCACCTCTAAATCACCAATGTGATTAAAACATTATTAGTAGACGGGTCCAACTTAATGAAGATTGGATTCCACGGAGTAAAAGACCTCTATAGTGACGGAAGTCACTTAGGGGCTATTTACCACTTTATCAATACCATTAGAAAATTCCTTGAGGAACATAACCACGATAAGGTTGTTGTTTTTTGGGATGCTGAAAATAGTTCTGCGGCTCGGAAAGAATTATATCCACAATATAAAGGAAATAGGAAGAACGATATGAACGAGTATAAACTTGAATCATATCTTGAACAAAATGCTCGTATTAAAGAATATCTTGAAGAAGTCTTTATTAGACAAGTTGAGATGGTTTATAATGAGGCGGATGACCTTATTGCTTATTATTGTCAAAAGGCGATTGATGAAGAAATCATCATATTTTCATCAGATAAGGACCTTACACAACTTATCTCGGACAATGTGTCCGTTTACTCACCAAACTCAAAACAATACTTTAAACAGGGTGATATGATTACCATCAATAAAGTTCAAATACCGCATTATAATGTCTTAACTTGTAAAATTCTTACAGGGGATAATTCTGACAATATTAATGGTATTGAAGGTTTAGGTGAAAAAACTTTGGTTAAATTATTCCCTTCAATGCAGGTTAAACCATGCACTATTGACGAAATACGTGTTAGTGCTGGGAATCTCACGCAAGTAAAAAAATCAAAAGTTTTGGAGAATATTTTGACCGGTAAAAGTAAAAATGGTATACTTGGTGAGGAGTTTTATACTACAAACAAAAAAATAGTTGATTTATCTAACCCTTTAATAACTGACGATGGAAAAGAATTAGTTGAACAAATTATCACTGACACGATTGACCCTACCGATAGGGGATACAAAAACTTAATGAGGATGATGATGGAGGACGGACTCTTCAAATATCTTCCAAAAAATGATGAGGCTTGGGTAAACTTCCTAAGACCATTTATGAAATTAACAAGAAAAGAAAAACGTAACACAAACAAAAATTAAAAATGAAAGTATTAGTAGAAGGACACAAGTATGAGTTGTCAAATTTTGAAAACAAAGATGAACAAGGACAAACATTACAGTTCATTCAAAAAGAACCGGTAAATGAGGGTTCAACTGAATTAAAAACAATTGCCGACGGGACAACAAACGAAGAATTAATTGAGATGTTGTTAGACCGTATGAATTACTTACAAAGTAAATTCCCATGTCGTGAAAACGCAATCGCAATTACGAAATTAGATGAGGCGCTTTTATGGTTAAATAAAAGAACTTCAGACAGAATAAAAAGAAATGTTGAAGGTAAACAAATCGTATAATTAAACACAAACAAACTTAAATTTATGAGAGAGCAAGAAAGCACTAAGATGGAATTTTTATTGACATTAAACGATAACATCGTAGTCCAAAGATTCTTTAACGTAAGAGGGTTTAACCCAAAAGCAAAAAGTTCTGTTGAACTATATGAATTCGTAGGTGAGTTCAAAGAAGAACTTCAAGAATACTTGAAAATGAAGACTTTGGTCTATATGATGGATAATAAAGATTCTATCATTCACGACCCAAGTATTATGGACACATCGTTCACTGATGGACCGGAAGTGTTTAACATTATCATCAAATTAGGTGAACAGACAATTTGTCATAGAATTTTTGACGGAAAATTTTATCCACCAAAAGTTCGTTATACTGTCGATGTAAGACCTTTCTTGAAGGAAACTCTTCGAGGGTTAACTGACATTTTTTCAGATAAAAAATTAAGTTACAATTATTTGGAACTTGACTTGAGTAAGTAAGTATTTAATAATACAAGGGTAACTTTTAAAACAATTTATGAACAAAAATTTCGATTATTTAGGGAACACATTTCAATTACAATTACTGAATCAGATTATATTAGATAAGGACTTTTCATCTTCAATTATGGATGTTATTGAGCCAATCTATTTCGACAACAAGTACTTTAAAATCATTTTACAAATGACAAAAGAGTATCACAAGAAATATGAATCTACACCTAATTTCGATACTCTTGAGCAGATAGTTAAGTCTGAAATCTCCCAAGAGATGGTTGCCAAGATTGTTTTGGACACATTAACTCAAGTTAAAGAGGCTCCATTTGAAGGAACCACTTTCGTTCAGGAGAAAGCCTTGAAGTTCTGTAAACAACAAGAACTTCAAAAGGCTATGGACAAAGCTCAAAAGATAATTACTCAAGGGGATTTCGAATCTTATGATAAGGTAGAAGGACTTGTGAGAGACGCATTACAGGTTGGAGAAATAGATAAAGGTCAAACTGATATCTTTGCCAATTTGGATACGGTACTTGATGAAGATTATCGTCATCCAATTCCAATGGGGATTAAAGGTATTGACAAACTACTTAAAGGTGGGTTGGCTAAAGGTGAGATTGGTGTTATATTGGCGCCAACAGGGGTTGGTAAGACAACTATTTTATCTAAGATAGCCAATTCAGCATTTAATCTTGGGTACAACGTTCTTCAAATATTTTTTGAGGATAACCCAAAGATTATTCAAAGAAAACACTTTACGATGTGGACAGGAATTGAACCGGATAACTTAGTTCTTAACAAAGAAGAGGTGATGGGTAAAATTACTGAGATTAAGGAAACAATGCAAAACAGATTGGTTTTGAAAAAATTAGCGTCAGATACGATGACTATGAGTCAAATTAAAAATCAGGTTAGAAAAATGATTGCGGATGGTATTAAGATTGATATGGTTTTATTGGATTATATTGATTGTGTATTACCGGAATCAAGTAGTAAAGATGAGTGGAAAGCCGAAGGGTCTGTAATGAGAGGTTTTGAGGCTATGTGTCACGAACTTGATTTAGTTGGTTGGACAGCAACACAAGGTAATAGGTCTTCAATCTCAGCTGAGGTTGTAACTACAGACCAAATGGGTGGGTCAATTAAAAAGGCTCAAGTAGGTCACGTAATTATTTCCGTGGCAAAAACACTACAACAAAAAGAAATGGGTCTTGCAACCATTGCGATTACTAAAAGTCGTTTAGGTCAAGATGGAGTTGTGTTTGAGAATTGTAAATTCAATAATGAATTACTTGAAATCGACACAGAAAGCTCAGTAACATTCTTAGGGTTCGAAGAACAACAAGAAGATAGAAAAAGAGATAGAGTTAAAGAACTATTAGAGAAAAGAAAACAAAGAGAACAACAAGGTCAACAACAAATTTAATTAAAAACATGAACGAAAAAATATTAGAACCAAATAATGACAGATTTGTCATTTTCCCTATTGAACATAATGATATATGGGAATTTTATAAACAACACCAAGCAGCGTTTTGGACTGCTGAAGAAGTTGATTTATCAAACGATATTAGAGATTGGGAAAATTTATCAGATAATGAGAAGTATTTCCTTAAAAACATATTAGCGTTTTTTGCAGCGTCTGATGGTATTGTAAATGAAAACTTGGCTGAGAATTTCTTAAAAGAAGTTCAATATGCTGAGGCGAAATTCTTCTACGGATTCCAAGTTATGATGGAAAATATTCATTCATTAATGTATTCATTATTGATTGACACGTATGTTTCTGATGAAGTGGAAAAAGATGAATGTTTCCACGCTATTGATAGATTACCAGCGGTTCAAAAGAAGGCTAAATGGGCTCTTGATTGGATTGAGAATTCATCTTTCCAAGAAAGATTAGTCGCTTTTGCTGCGGTTGAGGGGATTTTCTTCTCAGGGTCTTTCTGTTCAATCTTTTGGTTAAAATCAAGAGGTATTATGCAAGGTTTATGTAATGCAAATTCTTTAATCTTTAAAGATGAAAACTTACATTGTGATTTTGCAATCCACTTAGTTAACAACCACTTAGAGAATAAACCAAGTGAAAAAAGAATTAGAGAAATTCTATTATCTGCATTAGAGATTGAAAAAGAGTTTATTACAGAATCTTTACCTGTATCTTTAATCGGTATGAATTCTAATTTGATGAAACAATATTTGGAATTTGTAACTGATGGGTTATTGGTTAAGTTTGGATGTAAAAAACAATTTAATGTTGACCAACCATTTAAATTTATGGAACAAATTGCTGTTGAGACAAAGGGTAACTTCTTTGAATCAAGAACTATGGAATACCAAAAGGCTAAATTAGGTGAGTCATTAACATTCACGGAAGATTTCTAATTAAAAACATATGATGTCATTAAAGATTAAAAAAAGAGGGGGAGATGAAGTTTCATTCAACCCTCAAAAAATTTACAATAGAGTTAAACGTGCGGCTAAAGGGTTAAATGTAAACTCGGATGAAATTTTTATTAAGGTAATAACTTCAGTTCCGACCGAAGGGTTTATCACTACAAAAGAATTAGATAAATTGGTTTATGAAATTGCAGCGTCTTACACTGGTAGTCATCATGACTACTCAAGATTAGCATCTTCAGTTGCTATCTCATCTTACCATAAAGAAACTGATGCAAGTTTTTCTAATACTATTTTAAATTTGTACGAATTAGGTGTTATTCACACTGATTTGATTGCAACAATTAAAGAATATGGTGAGGAAAATATTGATTCTGTAATTAATCACGAAAATGATTACAATTTTGATTATTTTGCTTGGCGTTCATTACAAGAAATGTATTTATTGAAAACTCCGGAAGGTAAAGTGGTTGAAAGACCTCAGCATATGTATATGAGAGTTGCTCTTTGGGTGACAAAATCATTTGAAGAGGCGGTAGAATACTATAATTCATTATCAAACCAACTTATTTCACCGGCAACACCAATTATGATTAATGCGGGAACTAAAACACCTCAATTAGCGTCTTGTGTGTTGAAATACAATCACGGGGATTCAAGAGAAGGGTTATTACAAACATTCAACGACATTTCGACATATTCATCTGATGCTGCGGGTATTGGATTATGTATGTCTAACGTTCGTAGTAAAGAGAGTCGTATTAACTCATCAGGTGGGTTTGCAGGTGGATTATTGAAATACCTAAAGATTGTTAATGAAGGGTTGAGATTCTTTAATCAACAAGGAAGAAGACCAGGTAGTGCAGCTATTTACATCGAACCATGGCACAAAGACATCTTTGATTTATTGGACTTGAAAAAGAATACAGGTGCTGAAGAGTTGAGAGCAAGGGATTTATTCACTTCAATTTGGTTACCGGATAATTTCATGAATGCGGTTAAAGACAATTCAGATTGGTATTTGTTTTGTCCTAACGATATTTTAAAGGCGGGTCTTAAACCATTACAAGAAACTTATGGTGATGAGTATGAGGAAACTTATAATAAAGCTGTTGAGTTGGGTCTTGGTAAGAAAGTGAAAGCTCAAACTATTTGGAATAAAATTATCGAGTCACAGGTTGAAACAGGGGTTCCTTATTTATGTTCTAAAGATAGTGCTAATAGAAAAACTAATCACCAAAATATAGGTGTGATTAAACAATCTAACTTATGTAATGAAATTTACCAATACACAGATGAGGATACGACTGCGATATGTACATTATCTTCTATGGTATTGAAAAACTTTATTCTTAAAGGTGAGTTTGATTTTAATTTACTTTATAATGAAGTTAGAAAAGTGGTAAGAGCTCTTAATAAGGTTGTTGATATTAATAGTTATTCTACTGAACAAGGTAGAAAAGGAGGTCTTGAACAAAGAGCTATTGCTATTGGAACTCAAGGACTTGCAGATGTTTTCTATTTGATGGACTTTATTTTCACATCAGAAGAGGCGAAAAAATTGAATAAAGATATTTTTGAAACTATCTATTTTGCTGCGATTACAGAGAGTTCATACTTATGTCAACAAGGTTTATATCAACCATATAAATTTTTCAAAGGGTCACCAATGTCTCAAGGAGTTTTCCAATTTGATATGTGGGGAATGAATGAAGATAATTTATCAGGTCGTTGGGATTGGATTGGATTGAAAGATAAAGTCGCTGAGTATGGTGTTTGTAACTCATTATTCACTGCTCAAATGCCGGTGGCATCTTCGGCTAAGATTACAGGTTCATTTGAAATGACTGAACCAGCTCACTCGGCGTTATTTAACAGACGTGTTGTTGGAGGTGAAATTCTTATCGTGAACAAGTACTTAATTAATGATTTTGAAAAATTAGGTGTTTGGAGTGAAGATTTGAAAAATGAAATCATTATGAATGAAGGGTCTATTCAAAACATTAATTTCAATCAATACCTTGATGTTGAAGATAAAAACTACAACAAGAAAGTTAAACGAATTGAACATTTAATTCCAAAATATAAAACAATTTGGGAAATTTCTCAAAGAGAATTAATTGATATGGCAGCCGACAGAGCTCCATTTATTGACCAATCACAATCGATGAATATCTATATGTCAGAACCAACATTATCAAAAATTTCATCATCACACTTCCATTCATGGGGTAAAGGGTTGAAAACTCTTTGTTATTATGTTAGAACTAAGGCGATATCAACAGGGGCTAAACACTTAGCTGTGGACATTTCGAAAGTAAATCAACCAACGGTTAAACAAGAGAAACCAAAAGTAAATCTTGTTGACCCTACAACAAAACCAACAGATTCAGAATTTGAATGTTTTGGATGTGGTTCATAATAAAATACGAATAATTATATTAATCCCGGCAATGTCGGGATTTTTTATTTTTAGGTATTTATAAGAAATAATCATAAGACTATAATTATAGATATGGCAGACGGAACAACATATGGTATTAATTTTCCTTTTAGAGATTCAGTAAAGGGTGACTATCTACAACTTACTGAGTATGAGTCACAGGAAATCAAAGCAGATTTAATTCATTTACTTCTAACTCGAAAAGGGTCAAGGTATTACTTACCAACATTTGGTACAAGACTTTATGAGTTCTTATTTGAACCATTTGATGGTTTAACTTTTGATGCGATTGAGTCTGATATTAGAGAGGCTGTCGGTACGTTTATGCCTAATTTACTATTAAATCAAATATCCATTACACCTGCTGACCCAATGGAGGAAGTTGATTTAGCAATGGGTACTGCAACGGTGGGGAGTAGTGAGTCGTCAATTTATAGGTTTCCGGGAAAAGGAACATCAGAATACACAGCAAAAATAAAAATAGATTACTCAACCAATAATACGACTTTTGGTCCGAGTGATTTCGTTATCATTAATATTTAATATTGTATGGCAAATCGTAATATATCGTATACTACAAGAGATTATCAAGGGATAAGAACTGAATTATTAAACTATGTAAGAACTTACTACCCTGAATTAATACAGGACTTCAACGACGCTTCTGTGTTCTCTGTGTTCTTAGACTTGAATGCTGCGGTTGCGGATAACTTACACTACCATATTGATAGAAGTATTCAAGAGACAGTTTTACAATACGCACAACAAAGGTCTTCTATTTATAACATAGCTCGAACTTATGGTTTAAAATTACCGGGACAAAGACCATCAGTGTCTTTAGTTGATTTTTCAATAACGGTTCCTGCTTTTGGAGATAAAGAGGATGAGAGATATTTAGGGACTTTAACTAGAGGTTCTCAAGTTGTTGGGGCTGGTATTGTATTTGAAAACATATATGATGTTGATTTTACGTCACCTTATAATGCCCAAGGATTCCCAAACCGTTTAAAAATACCAAACTTTAACTCTAATAATGTTCTTATTAACTACACCATTACAAAACGAGAGTTGGTTGTTAATGGTATTACTAAGGTGTTCAAAAGAGTGATAACACCAAATGATGTTAAACCATTCTTTGAATTATTTTTACCTGAGAAAAATGTGTTAGGAATTACCAGTGTTTTATTAAAAAGTGGTACTGAGTACACTAATGTTCCGTCCACGGCTGAGTTTTTAGGTGCAGAAAATAAATGGTATGAGGTGGATGCACTTGCGGAAGACCGAGTATTCATCGAAGACCCAACGAAAGTTTCGGACCAACCTGGTATTAAAGTTGGGAAATATATTCAAACTTCCAATAGATTTATAACGGAATATACTCCGGAAGGATTTAAGAAAATGACATTTGGTGGTGGTACTAATACTGCCCAAGATGCTTTAGACCAATTTACTACAGTTGGTGCTACAATTGATTTACAAAGATACTCAAACAATTTCTCATTAGGGTCTGCATTAACACCTAACTCAACATTATTCATTCAATATAGAGTTGGTGGTGGATTAGCAACAAATTTAGGTACAAATGTTATTAATCAGATTGGTACGGTAAACTTCTTTGTGAATGGACCGTCAGAAACAACAAATTCATCTGTTGTTAATTCATTAAGATGTAATAACGTGACTGCGGCTATTGGTGGTGCGGGTGTACCTTCATTAGAGGAAATTAGGAATTATGTGTCGTTTAATTTCTCTGCTCAAAAAAGAGCTGTTACGGTTCAAGACTATGAGTCAATTATTAGAAATATGCCTGCGGAGTTTGGTGCTCCGGCTAAAGTTTCGATTACGGAAAATAATAATAAGATATTAATTCAATTATTGTCTTATGACACTTCAGGAAAATTAACAAGTATTGTATCGGATACTTTAAGACAGAACGTTGCAAATTATTTATCAAACTATCGAATGATGAATGATTACATTTCAATTCTTACTGCTGAGGTTATTGATTTAAGTATTGATGTTCAAATTGTTTTAGATTCGGCTCAGAATTCAGGACAAGTTATTGCGGATGTAGTTGATAGAATTTCAACTTACTTTAATCCACAAACACGAGAGTTAGGTCAAAATGTTTATTTATCTGAATTAAAAAGTATTGTTCAAAATCAAAATGGTGTGTTGACCGTTGCAGGTTTGAATGTTTATAATAATGTTGGAGGTCAATATTCATCGGCCGAAACATCTATGGAGTATTCAAATGCTGAGACTAAAGAAATTGCAACAGTTGATGATACAATCTTCGCGCAACCATCCCAAGTATATCAAGTTAGATATCCTAACAAAGATATTAGAGTATCGGTTAAAAATTTCCAATCAGTTACCTTCTCTTAACAGGTTTATTTCTGGCTTAACTAGTTTATAATTAAATATGGTGTGTGTTAACTTGAAAAATCACACATAAACTATTTATAAATTAAAAGAATTGAATGGGTCAGTCATATAGAATTAGAACCGAATTAGGTATTAACAAAACAATTAATGTTCAGTTAGACCAAGATTTTGAGTTCTTAGAAATCTTATCGTTAAAAATACAACAAACTGACGTTTATAGTAGAAGCTGTTCAGAATATGGTGTTGTTGTTGGAAGAGTTACCGCAAATAACGGATTTGGTATTCCGAACGCTCGAGTATCAGTATTTATCCCAATCTCATCCGTCGATGAATCTAATCCATTAATATCTAGCATCTACCCTTACAAGTCTCCGACTGATAAAAATGAAGATGGGTTTAGGTATAATCTTTTACCTTATGAAAAGTCATACTCGGCACACGCTGCTACAGGTACTTTACCTACGAGAGATGACGCTTTAATTGATGATGTTGTTGTTGAGATTTACGACAAATACTACAAATATACAACCAAAACAAACGAAAGTGGTGACTATATGATAATGGGTGTACCATTAGGGTCACAAACTTTAGTAATGGATGTTGACTTATCGGATATTGGTGAGTTTTCTTTAACACCTCAAGACTTAATTAGAATGGGGTTGGCAACGGAAGGTCAAGTTGCTGGTAACCGATTTAAAACCTCAAATGATTTATCGTCATTACCTCAAATTGTTAGTTTAACAAGAACTTTATCTGTTGCTCCATTGTGGGGTGACCCTGACATTTGCCAAATTGCTGTTAATCGTGTTGACTTTGACCTTAGAGATGACGCCAATATTGACATACAACCAACCTCAGTATTCATGGGGTCTATTTATTCAACTGCGGATTCTCAAAGACTTAGGAGAAATGCTAAACCAAAAGATGACATGGGTAACTTATGTGAATTAGCTGCGGGTCCTGGGTCTATTTTGGCAATACGACAAACGATTAATTATGATGCGGACGGTAACCCAATACTTGAGAGATTCCAATTGGAGAAGTCGGGTAACATTATTGATGGTAACGGAGTTTGGTTAACGGAATTACCAATGAATCTAGATTATTTTATAACTAATGAATTTGGTGAAAAAGTAATTTCAAATGACCCCTCGGTAGGTATTCCAACTAAAGGGAAATATAGATTTAAAGTTAAGTGGTCACAATCTCCTAGTTTATCGGAACAAACAAGACGTGCGTATTTCTTAGTCCCTAATGTTAAAGAATATGGGTGGTCTACGAATAACAGTGACCCTACTAATCCAAATGCCAGTGCTCAAAATAAAATGAGACAAAAAAGTTCCTATTATTTTGGTCTTGATTGGTCAGGATATACCGAAGGTTTTTATGGGGTAACTGCTAACAGTATTGAATTAAAAAACAATATATTAAATCAAAAAATAAATTGTGAAGACACTTTTTATCAGTTTGAGTTTAACAAAGTTTATACGGTTTCAGGTTTTATTGATGAATTTAAAAATGGGGCTAAAGGTAGGTTTATAGGTATTAAGGAAATTGATAATAATGAGTGTGCGTCCACAATTAATAAGTTTCCGGTAAATGAAGGATTTAGGAATTTTGATTTATTCTTTTTTATTTTCTCAATACTTTTACAGGTTATTCAATTAATTGGTTTACCGGTTTTAATAATTTATCATTTTTTAGCGTTTATATGGAATAATTTTGCGGTTTTAATTATTGCTTATTTCATATTAAATTTTAGTATAAATGCCGTTAATTATTGGTCGTTATTTGGAGGGGCAATTGCCGGTACCGCAGCTTTTGGTGCGACGGCGGGTATGATTGCAGGATTTTTGGCACAGGCTTTATTGTATACTGCGGGAGGGATATTCTTACTTCTTAAGTTTGATAAAATTGTTAGTTATAAATTTGGAAGAATTAAATTACCGATGATTACTTATCCTGATTGTCAGTCTTGTGAGTGTGTACCTGAAAGTACTCAACCGGGTGGAGATGATGAGACCGATGAATCATCACCAGCACCTGGAGTATTATCTCAGTTATCTAATTCCGGTTTATATTATGAAAATAATCAAATTTCTGATACATCAATACCGAATCGTGTGTGGCCTGGAATTGGTCAGGATAATCCGGACTATGATACATATTTTGAAATGGAGGCTGCTATGCAGGCTCAAGCAGTTGCAGGTAATTTAGGTAGACCAAAAAGTCCAACAAAATTTAAAATTAATACGTCAAATGTTTATACATATCCAAATCAAAGTAACTCACTTGCTGACGGATTTACACTTCCTCCGGGGGAAAGAGTTAATATTTATAATACTCGAAAAAAATACTTTGATAATGTAAATAAAATTAAAGTTACTTTTTCATTGCCCACAAATGGTACTAAGAGTCACTTTGATAATACATTAACTGTGTTATCTAGTCTTGATTTGGAGCCGGGTACGTTATTAACGTTCGTTGACCCAAAGAAAACTAAAGATAAAAATTATTTATATTCAGCGACCACTGTATCAGGGGGTTATAAAGTTAATGGTATTAATGGTGTTCTTAAGTCAACATCATTTACTGCAGATGTTCGTTACGCTCTTACCCAAACTACTTCAGGGTCTACTCTATATGATATACCCGCATATCCTTCTGAGTGTGTGAGAAGTGTAGTTATTGATATAACCGAACCGGGAACCGTAACGTATCGAACTTGTCCGGGTTCAAAAGTAACTATATCATTTACAGGCCAAACACCGACAATTAGTAATCCTTTAGGAATTATTAGTCCTGAATTTCCGTTAACCACGGGTATCACAAATCTTGATTGTATTGATTTAACAAATACCGGAGGGACTGCGGAATATTCTGCGGTAACTTACGGTATTGCTTGTCAAAACTATATTTATCCATCTGATATTGAATATTATCAAGTATTAACTGCGATTACTATTACTAAAACAATTGTTAATGGACAATCACAGTATTCCGTTCCGGGTTCTACAGGGACAACCGGTCCTAGTTTTTGGAAAACATTAAATGCTGAAAATGTATTGGCAACCTTTCAATTTATACAGGGTGATGGGGAAAGTGGATATGTTCCATTATCATACCCTAATTACGAAGCGAATAATGATGGTACGATACCTCAAAATGTGTTTTATACATTACCGACATCAAATTTTTCTGACTACGAAAATCAAAAAATTCTTATTTTACAAAGAGGGGTTGACCCATATTCACCATTAATGATGAATAAATTTGGAATCGGTCGTATTTTAGGGTATGATAATGAAGATGCGGTAAGTTTTACTGCGATGACAAGAATGAATATTCCAATACAACCACTTCCTAGTTCTAATGGTATTTCGATTCAAAATCATGGTAGTCAAGATAATATATCATATTCGTCTTATTTTTATACACCGGGACTTGTTGGACAAACAGGTCCGGGATTTAATTATTCGGCGTATACAACACCTAACTTTGGATTTTATGGGGCATTAGATGCAACAATACCTCCAAGACAAGTTAGTACTCCGGGTCTACCTGCTGATGTAAACCCACTAATCTCAACTAATTATGTTCAACCTATACCTGTAAATGGTTTAACTGGAGTTGCGTCAAAAACAGTTAATCGATTTTATTCCTCAAGTATTGCCGATAATCTTTATGATGGTTCTGAGGATTTATCCGGTGGAGCGATTATGGTTAAAAATAATTTCTCAACAGGAACAATTTGTTTACGGTATGATTGTAAGGGGCCTACGGTCCTTGGAACTTGTCTTGGGACAAGAACGTGTGAAGAGTCAATACAAGGATTTAGTGCAACTGCTGGTGTTTATTTTAGTCCTATTTTATATCCAAAATATACCGGTACTACTGAAGTTAATATGTCCGACTCTTCTAGACTTATTATGAGAACTGATAGATTACCTTCGTCAGATTATATTGATGATGCTGAGATTTTGACGGGTAGTGTTAGTTTATTACAACAAAATGCTGGTTTTGCTGTTTATCCTGTCGGTGCGGGTGGTGCGTTATCATTTAATAATCCGACAATTTCGTTAGGGGCTGATTTAGTCACTGCCGATATTGATGGTCAAATTGCGGCGACAAATGTCTTACAAACTTTGGGTACTTGTGAAGATATGGTTGGTTTGGAGTGTTATCAAGGGAATGGTACTAATTTTGGGGTAATCCCTAATTGTCAGAATGGTGATGTTGTTGAAAATGGTTGTTACATAATGGTTAATGAACCTTTAGTGGATTTAGTACAAGATTTAGGTACGTTTGCTGAATGGGGATTTAGATTCAGATTTTTTTATGGGTTATGTCGAGGAGTTTTATCTCAATCATTTATGAATAATTGGGTTAATGGTAGTTTATATGCTTTCCCAATACAAGTTGATACTTTTTTTAATAAATTAAATCAACCCGAATATCCAAGATTTGCGGATGAGGTCGTATATTATGAAAAAGATACTAATAATTTTTATTATAGAAGTTCTCCGTATAGATTAACTGGAAGTACTTCAGGGTTAGGAACCTTTATTGGGAGACCGGTTACAGGATTAAATTCTCCAGTGAATAAAAGAAATTTATTATTTCCGACAACAATTATTAATTTGGGTATAAAAGATGATTTTTATCAAGAAATAATTTTTGACCCATCGGCAAAAGGTTACATAATGAAAAGTTTAGCCCCTACGAGTTATTCAGATACATCAGATTTGGTTAATTTATTTGTTATTTCAAGAATTACTGATGAGGGGTTTTTAAGACAAATTATTGCGTTAGGGGATAATTCATTACAACAATTATTTACTCGA